AAGAAGACTCGCAAAAAGAAGACTCGCAAAAAGAAGACTCGCAAAAAGAAGACTCGCAAAAAGAAGACTCGCAAAAAGAAGACTCGCAAAAAGAAGACTCGCAAAAAGAAGATTCCAAAAAAGAAGAAGAATCAAAAAAAGAAGAAGAATCCAAAAAAGATGAAGAATCCAAGAAAGAAGAAGACTCGCAAAAAGAAGACTCTAAAAAAGAAGAAGAATCCAAAAAAGATGAAGAATCCAAGAAAGAAGAAGACTCGCAAAAAGAAGACTCTAAAAAAGAAGAAGACTCGCAAAAAGAAGAATCCAAAAAAGAAAATGAGACCCCTGAAAAACAAGATGTATCTATGGAAATGGAAAACGACAAGCTCCCAACATACCCGGAAGAATCAGTAGTCGAAACACCCAAACCAGTCACAGAAGTTATAATATCTAATTATTCCGAAAAAGACGACGAAAAGAAATTTTATCCCGATCAAGATGACCCGAACTTTAATATCAAATTAGCAGCAAAAAAGGAATTCCGCGATTTAATAAAAACCGAAGATACGAGAAAAGAGAATGTGGAAGAGTTTGCCAACAAAGAATGTACCACTGGATTTCAAATTCTTCCTCATCAGCAATTTGTTAAAAATTTCATTTCCGTACATACTCCATTCAACAGTTTGTTATTGTATCATGAATTAGGAACTGGAAAAACATGCAGTGCAATCGGCGTTGCAGAAGAATTGAGACGATACATGAAACGGTCTGGAATCATCAAAAAAACAATAGTCGTTGGGAATCATAACGTACTTTCAAATTTCAGACTACAATTGTTCGATTCTACCAAACTCAAAGAGCCCGGTAAAAAAGGGTTATGGACGTTGGATACTTGTGTTGGAAGTGCATTATTGGATGAAGTGAATGAATTCCACTACGAAGGGAAAACGAGAGAACAAGTATCGAAACAAATAAATCAAATTATCGACACGTATTATGACTTTGTTGGCTACCGTAAATTGGCAAATCTGATTGAAGCGAAACTTGACGACGAAGAAACCAAAAAGAAAAGAAAGTCAGCAGCAGTGGAAGAAGTCGACTCTGAAAAACTTCGCAGAAAGAAACTATTAGAAATCAGTCGGATGAAAAATGTGTTTGACAATACATTGTTTATCATCGACGAAGCCCATAATATTCTTCAGCGAGATGAAAATAAGAAGAAACGGGCAGCGAAAATGTTGGTAAAACTCGCAAAACATTGTGATAATCTTAAATTTCTACTTCTTACAGCCACACCCATGTACAATTCACATCAAGAAATGATTTGGCTAGTTAACTTGATGAATACAAACGACAATAGGCCCATTATCAAACCATCGGACGTTTTCCAACCAAACGGCGACTTTGTCAATGGTAAAGTAGAAAACGGGAAAGCGATCCAAGAAGACGGAAGAACTTTGTTGAAACGCAAACTTATCGGATATGTATCGTTTGTACGAGGCGAGAACCCTTACGCATTTCCATTTAGAATTTATCCGTCGTCCTTTGCCGATAACGAACATTTAATGTCGAGTGTAGAGTATCCGAAATCAGTCATGACGAGTGTTCCATTAAATGGTCAGAAAGTGAACCATTTGGATTTATTTGTGAATCGTTTTGCAAAATACCAAACCATTATTTACAAAAACCTGATTGAATACACCATTGCGCAGAAGAAAAGAATGCCAAATTTTGAAGAAACTTCGTCCTTTGCAATCAAACTGCTCTTACCATTAATCAGTACAACAAACATGACGTATCCAAACGAGAACATGGATGAAAACACTTCCGACAAAATCAGCGAACATATTCTGTCCATGTGTCATGGTACGAAAGGATTGGATAATCTGTTGATAAGGGAGGAAACTCAAACCGCCGACGAAAAGTCGGCGTATGTACAGTTCAAATACAAACCCAATACGCTGGAAACATATAAACGTATATTCCAAGAACCACAATTGTCATTGTACAGCGCGAAAATATCCAAAATTCTCCAATGTGTGAAACAGTCCAAGGGGATTGTTCTTATTTATTCCAACTTTTTGGATGCGGGCCTGATTCCAATGGCATTGGCATTAGAAGAAATGGGAATCGAACGATATTGCAGACGACCTTACATGCCACAAACGATGCTAGAAATGGAAAAAAAAGATAGGAGAGGAATAGTTGGAAAATATATCATGATTACGGGAAGTCTTACGTATAGTCCGTCGAATAAAGAAGACATTGAGCAGGCGGTTCATGAAAGCAACATCAACGGAGATATCATCAAGGTAATTTTGGTGAGTGGTGCCGGTTCAGAAGGAATCGACTTGAAAAATGTTCGACAGGTTCATATTATGGAGCCATGGTATAATTTAAATCGGCTAGAACAAGTTATTGGTAGAGCTGTAAGAAATAAAAGCCACTGTGCACTTCCTTTCAGTGAGAGAAATGTGGAAATTTATATGCACACATCGTATTTAAATGATGTGGAAGAAACGGTTGATATGTATTTATATCGAGTAGCTGAGAGAAAATCAGTTCAAATCGGAGTTTTGTCTCGAATACTGAAGGAAACCGCTGTAGATTGCTTAATAAACAACAACGAGTCTCAAAACTATACAGAAGAATATTTAAACAAGACAGTTTCTCTCACAACAGCGAGTGGAAAGGAGATTAATTTTCGTATTGGCGACAAACCGTTTTCTCATAATTGTGATTACATGGAAAAGTGCGAGTATGAATGCAGTCCTAAAGATGATATGAAGAATGTAACCGAAGATAAAACTACCTACAATACAGATCATTTGCAAGCAAATCATCACAATATTGTGCGACGCGTCAGGCAATTGTTTCGAGATAGAGTGTTTTATAAAACGGAAGAATTAATTCAAAACATAAATATAGGTCGGCCGTATTTACTGGAGGAAATTTATTATACGCTAGAAAATATGCTTGAAAACAAACATATCTGGTTAGTGAATGCTGGCCGAGTCGGATATCTGATAGAATCAAACAATACATATGCTTTCCAGCCAATTGAATTCTCTGATCTACAGGCTTCTATTTACGAGCGGAAAACTCCATTAGACCAAAAAAGAAACCAGGTTTATTACAAGTTGCCTACTGAAGATGAGATATATTTAGATACCACGAAAAAAGTGGAGGAGGAAAAAGAAGAAAAAGAAGAAGAGCCGATCATGGAAACAGAACAAGTCGATTCTCGAGGACCCCAGAAAAAATTCAAGGCTACATCAACAACAGGAAACATTTCCGGAATCTCACATGCGATCCAGAATAAAACAGATGGTTTGAATGTATTTCGAGAGAAATTTCAATTTTTAGCAAACGAACCTCGGAAAATATTCAAACGGAATATCGAGAAAAAAGAAGATACGTGGTATATTTGTGCACCATTGGCTATAAAATCCATGGTTTTAAATCACGGTGCTTCTCTCTTACAAGTGGCGTTTTACTGCGTATCTCATATTGTTGAGACATTACCGTTTAAACAAAAAATGGATTTTATTATCCTCTTATTCAAAAACCCGGAAGATTTCGCGTTAATAGACCTTCCCAAAGAACCACTCGCAAACATTGCGGATATGAATGACCGATTGTTATTGATTTGCATAAAATTTTACTTTCAAAGTAAAATATATTTTCCGAAGAAAAAAGGCGAGATCCCGCAACTTATCATTTGCCATGGAACGGAAAACAAACATTTTATGTTTACAGAAAACAAAGGATGGGAAGAGGCAGGGATTTCCATGATTGAAAACCATGAATATGTCAAAGACTTCTCTCGTTCGTTCAACCGGAAAGAGGATATCCAATCACGAATCAAACAAGATTTCATGGATTTGGATTATAAGGAAAGCGATTCTTGTGTGATTGGGTTCATGGGACTGGTCGGGAAAACAGAAAGTGCCGGATTCGACTTTAAAATCAAAAACGTATTAAACCCAAGTTTTAACAACAAAGGCGAAATATGCTCCAATAAAATTAAAAGTAAATTGCTTTCTGCATTAAACGATACCCTCGTAAGTATCCCGAGCGAATTCGTATATGATGGGTACACGATAAAAGGAGTAGAGTTTGAGACGCGTGAATTTGTTTGTTTATACGAACTATTACTTCGACATTTGGATTTTACAACCAATGTACTTTGGTTCATGACAATGGAAGAAGTCATTGAATGTAATTTTCCCAATTTGATTTATATTGTGAAACGAGATGACAATTTAGGAGGTAACATTTTGGTGGAAAAACCAAAAAATTGATTTGAAAATTATATAAACCGTTAATCCATATAGTTCTAGAGAAACCATGAATAATAAGAACAGAAAGACAGAATCCGCATATCAAGAGCGTCTCTATATCGTGAATGTTCTTGAGATGAATGTAGTATTGTATCCTAATGAAATTGGGCAAACGAAAACGAGAGAAAACCTTAAATCGAGTATCGTGAAGAAAATAGAAGGAAAATGTACGGAAGAAGGGTACATCAGACCTGGATCTGTGGAAGTAAAACAGTACTCTGCCGGAATCGTCAAGGGAGATATGGTTGAGTTCACGGTAGTTTTCCAGTGTTATTCGTCGAATCCAGTAGAAGGTACAATTATAGAGTGTGTTGTCAAGAGTATTACCAAAGCGGGAATCCATGCAGAAGCTCGGGACCATCTCGGGAACGTCCCGGTCACCGTTTTCATTGCCAGAGATCATTTCGTCCAAAAAAAGGCATTTCAGGAAGTCACAGAAACGTCGCTTGAGAAAAAGGTTTTTGTAAAGGTCATTGGTACGAGATTCGAATTGAACGATGACTGTGTCGAAGTATTGGGGGAACTTATACAAATGGAAAACAACATAAATAAAAAATAGGGTTTAACTTAAAAAATAGATGGCAGAGATTTCATCTGATCAAATTCAAAAAATGGTTGATAAAATAGGACTGTTGGACCCTTGTCATCATATAGCGATTGCAGCCATTCTTAAAGAAGAAGGCAATGTCAAGATTAATGAGAATCAAAGCGGTTTGATGGTGAACATGTCTTTGGTTTCGGCAGAAGTTGTGTTGAAAATCCAGAACTTTTTAGATTTCATTGCCGCACAAGAATCACAGCTAAAAGATTTAGAGGACCGCAAAGAAGAGTGTAAACTCATGTTTTAAATTGGCTTAAATACTACTCTATGGTTTAGCTCATAGAGCAGTAACACAAATGACGATAAGTTTTTTATTTCCCAAACATGAATCTTTTGAGATTTTACATAAATACATGTACTCCACCGAAAGGAAACAGTATATAGACAATTTATGTGCTCCTAGCATTCCTGTAGTAGTTCCTAGTACTACTATTTGTATCGTCAAGGAAGAACATGTTTCCGAAAATTGGAAAACCCATATTCAATCACGAACGTTTCAAGCAAAACATGTACAAGATTCTTTATTTGGCTCTATTTATATGGCTCATCATGGATATAATGAGTTTAAGCGTGTTTGCCATGTTTTCGGGAAAACAGACACTGAAGAAAAACAGAAAATAATAAGTTATTTACAGACTCAGAGTCCTAAGGAACTAAACGAAATGGTAAATTATAATCTCACGAAAGTTCTCTATGACAAGATACTGCATGATTTAAGTACTTGTCCCGAAACACCTTATCATTGCGTCATCGGATTAAGTTTGTATTATAAATGCTCGATTTACATCGTGAATACGGTTTTAAATACATATATTACGTTTGAGAATAGTTCAGCAGACAAGATATTTGTATTGTTCAAGAATCCAAATGCTGTTAAGAAAAAAATGAGCATACCCATGTATTTCGTGGATACTTCCGAAAACTGTATTTCCATCGCTGACATTCACGACAAATTATTCAAGTTATTTCATTACGACAAACCGTTGAAAAGTATTACTTCCTATAAGTTGAAGGAGTTGGAAGAAATCGCACAAAAACTAAACGTTTCGTATGAAAAAAAGATGAAGAAAAAAGAATTGTATGACAAAATATACGCTCACTGTGGTTGGAACTAACTTTCACAGAAAATTGATTTACAGAATACTTGGTAATATAATCTATTTATATCTTATAAGAGATGGCTAAAAATGCTGACGTGAAGGAAGCAAATAATATCCTTCTCAAAATGGTCAACCACTATTTAGAGAAGTGTAGAACCAACCAATTGGTTAAAAACAATACATCATTCGAATTGGAAGTCAGTTTTGGAAATAAAAAATCGATAACCAGAAATGATTATGAAGACACTATTAACCATTTGATGCGGTTCGGTTGGAAATCCTCCAATCTCCGAGGAGATGAAATGCTGCGAATAAATAGTGAATTTCTCGTTGTCCCCAAAACTCCTGAAGAAATTAGCACGTCTCCGAGCATGTCGCCTCCTCCTCCTTTTCTTCCTAGAACCCCTAGCATGACTCCTCCCCCTTTGCCTCAAACACCGAGTATGTCGCCTCCTCCACTGGATGGTGGAGCAAGACACGAAGACAAGGCAAGACTACAAATGTCTACTAATTTCCGACTAGAAATCAAAGGCAGTAAATTAATTCAAGAATATTGCAAGAGCGATAGTATTGATGCAATTAAAAAAATCGATCCGGAATACAAAACCAAAATGAAATTCACGGAAAAAAAACTGGTCAAGGACAATGACACACCGATCAATATGGCCATGTTCCAAGATCATAACTTCCGTGTAGCGTATAAACAGGAAATCGATTATGCTGTTGACGACCCCCGGTCTTATTTGGTAAGAGACACATTGCGAAATTGGAATGGGACCAAGAAAACATTCCGTTGTATGAACCGAGTTAGATTCACGCATGAAAAGTATCCAATTTTCGTGGACGTGAGTGTCATTAAAACAAATAGCAAAATCAAAAACAAGGGAAAACGCGATTTTCTTCTCCCAACAAATACGCTGACGTCTTCGAATGCATTTTCAAATGAACCGAGTTATGAAATCGAATTAGAAATCGATAACGAGGCCATGATGCGGGAACACAAAAACATGAGTCCAGATAAAATGATTGAAACAATAAAAAAATGTATCCGAATGGTCTTGTCGGGATTACAGGACACACCATATCCCATCGCCTATTCCGAACAAGAAGCCATTTATGGAGATTATATGGCCTTGATTCATGGAAGCGAAAATCCGTTTAAACACAAAAAACATAGAAATCCGGAAACAAATGATTTTATTGGCCCCCAGTCAATCGCACTGCAGCAATTTAATTTGTTTAATGACTTGAAAAATACTACTTCGAAATCAGTCGTCCATGATTATATGGTTACTGAAAAAGCAGATGGACAAAGAGCTCTCCTCTATATTTCAAAAGTCGGAAAAATGTACATGATCAACAGTAGAATGAAAATCATTTTCACCGGCGCAAAAACAGACGAAAAGAAATGTTTCAATAGTTTGTTGGACGGTGAGTTCATCATGACTGGAAAGGACAAAAAGATTCTGTTTCTATTTGCTGCCTTTGATATTTATTATATTGGGAGCCGCAAAGATCCGAACGTTCGTCCGTTTGCGTTTTATCCAACGGGAAATGTCGATGATTTGTTGATGAAAGATAAAGCAGCAACAACACAAACACAATATCGTCTACCGTTACTGGAAGAATTTGTAAAAATGATTGACCCGAAACCCATCGTTGTCGCGGCTCATGAATCTTGTTTGTTTCGAATCCAGTCGAAAAAATTCTCTTCTGGTATCGACATATTTGATGCTTGCCGGTCAACGCTTTCTTTAAAGGATGCTCATCCATATGAAACGGATGGACTGATTTTTACACCCATGTTTGCTGGAGTGGGAAGTGATAGACCAAACAGCTCAGGTCCCTTGAAAAAATATACATGGAATCTTTCTTTCAAGTGGAAACCGCCTGAGTATAACACGATTGATTTTTATGTCATGACCGAAAAAGATAAAAACAAGGACAAGGTCAGATATATCATTCACGATTCATCCGACTTGATTAATAAAGCAGTGGCATATAATACCCTCTATTTGCATGTGGGAGTAAATAAAAACTTTGTCGATGATCAAGTCAGTGTATTTCAAAGGGTCCTTGAAGACAAAATAGGTACAAACGAAGTGCATAGTACGGAAACGGAACAGTCCAACTACGTGCCCCGACCTTTTAGACCGACAACTCCGTATGACCCTACTGCATTCATTTGTTATATTCCGCTCGACGAGCAAATGAGAATGAAGACAGTACCCGTTGAAAAAGATGGGACCCCAGAAGTATTTGAGGATCTCACGATTGTCGAGTTTCGTTATGCTCAACCGCATGAAAATAAAGAAGGTCATTGGAAATGGATTCCTATTCGAGTTCGTCATGACAAGACGGCTATTTTGCGTTCAAGCAATGCAAAAGATTACGGTAATTCATTTCAAACCGCAAATTCAAATTGGCTTTCCATACATTCTCCTGTAACGGAAGAAATGGTGAGCGGTCAAGAAACTCTTCAGCCGATTCAAGTAGAAGATGACCAATATTATGATGTCCTAGAAAAAGAAAGTAAATATACAGTTGCCTTGAAACATTTCCATAATAAATATGTCAAGAATAAACTAATCTCCAAAGCATCCAAAATGGTGAAAGAAGGAAACAGCGGACCCATCTATTTGATCGACTATTCTGTTGGAAGGGCAGGAGATTTAACGAAATGGAAATACGCCAATATTGACTTTGTTCTCGGCATTGATTTAAGTAAAGACAATATCATGAACCGAAACGACAGCGCTTGTGCCCGGTATTTGGATATGCGGAAAAAGAATAAACAGGCAAAACTTAGAGCCATATTCTTTCAAGGTGATAGCGGGAAAAATATTCGATCAAGTCAGGAAGCGTTTTCAAACACGACAGACAAGCAATTAATAAAATCTCTTTTCGGGAAAGGGGAAATACCCAACAAACTGACCAACTATGTTTTCAGCCATGGCATGGCGGCAGACGGATTCCATATAAGTTCTTGTCAATTTGCCCTTCATTACTTCTTTCAGTCTCTTCACACGCTGCATCGATTTCTCCGAAACGTTTCCGAATGCACACGTTTAAATGGATATTTCATTGGAACTTGTTTCGATGGTGCAAAAGTTTTTCAGCTTCTTCGAAATCCTACTGGACAATTTCGAGTGGAAAAAAACAAGACAATGCTAACCGAAATTACCAAAAAATACGGTGCGGCCATTGAAGCATTTCCGTCTGATGAAACCAGTGTTGGTATGAAGATTGATGTTTTTCAAGAGAGTATAGGACACACCATTTCGGAATATTTAGTTTCCTTTGAGTATCTCACTCGACTATTAGGAAATTATGGATTTGTTCCGGTTCCAAAACCAGAGTTGGCTCTGATGAATTTCGAAGAATCTCAAGGTTCCTTTGATTCTCTCTTTATCAACATGGAGAAGGAAAAAGGAAGTGAAGACTTTTTCGGAAAAGCGGCTCAAATGTCGGTGGAAGAAAAGAATGTGTCGTTTCTTAATCGATACTTTATATTCAAGAAAACGACCACGATACCTGAATCTACCTTGAAAAATATGATGGATATCTTGGGCGAAGAAAAAAATGTAGAAGAAGAAAAAGCAGCCGAAAAGGTGGCAGAAAAGGTCGCCGAAACCGCAAAGAAATTGAAGAAACGAATCGTTTTGGATGAAGAAGAATCAGACGATGACAAAGAAGAAGAGAAATTGTTGGATGAAGCCATATAAACGTTATATCGGGACTAACCCTAACCAATGTCGAATTATAGGAAACATGGCGATATCAATACACATAAACAAAGTTTGTCGGTATATTACACGTTTCCTAGAGCTTCTATTAACTTTCAAGAAAATCCCCTAGAATTAACGCATGTCGCTCAATATACTTTAATTGGGGTTCCTTTTTATTCTTCTTCCATGTATAATTATCTCTCGGAACTCAAAGTAAAGGCACAGGTATTGAATGAAAAATGGATTTATTACAACTCTTATATGTGGTTGTATCTTCCAACGACTTTGAAGAACGAATGTATTTCAAATATTCCGCATATTTTCCAAGAAAACGTCTTTGTTCATAGTAACATTATTTTGTATGAAATGATTGAAATGTTTAGTGTTTTGAATTTGTATCTGTTTAGTGCGGACCAACTAGTAATCAATACGTGTCATTTTGGGAATAACAATGACATTTTCGGAGAAAGTGTGAAATATGTATTTAATAGTCATGGAAAAGAAGTCATTTGTTGTGACCGGAAAAAGAAGGATTTCATAACAATTGATGCTACTTGCGAGCACGACAACGAATATGACATTTCAAAAACCGCCTTGTTTTTTATTTGTAAAGCACTTTTGATTCAACGGAAAAGGGGTGTTTTGATTTTAAAGATTGGCGATTGTTTCACGAAATTGTCGTTGGATATTATCTATTTTCTCTCGTCCTTTTATGAAAAAACGTATTTCATGAAACCCACGGTTTCGTTTTTGGCGTCTGGGTCTCGTTATGTTATTTGTAAAGATTTCCGAAATGATCGTCTTTGTGAGAAAATTCACAGTTATTTGAATACGTTGCATAAACAAATAACGACTTGTGTGGAATCTACTTTTATAACGAGAATTTTGCATGAACAAATCCCCGTCATGTTTTCGAATCGTCTAGAAGAAATAAATTCGATTTTAGGACAACCTCGACTAGAATACATTCATCAATGTTTGACACAATATGAACAATGCAATGAAAAAGCGGGGCATACTATGCCAAATGATGTCCGGAAATGCGTAGATTGGTGTATAAGGTTCAAAGTTCCTATACGGAATGCGTATCATGGGGGGTTTATTCGGTGATTTTATATCTTTGTATAATGAAATGGCATTTATAGATTTATCGACACAACCATTTTTTGATTTCTCTTCTTCGATTTATTTTTTCAATTTCTCAAGTACACAGTTGACTGTTGATTTGTCTGGAATGACCAGAGGTGGGTTGCCCGAAGCGGCTCTGACATTTAGCGGAACTGGAGTGTCGGGAACCATTCTCACGTATACATCAGCCGGCAAATATACAGTTTACGCGACAAAATCACTTGAGAACTACTACGATGTTTCTGCTTCTTCAATTGTTATAATTTCAAAGTTTACTCCGGTCAATGATGGATTTAATAGCCCTGTCCCTAACGGTTTATTCGGAGCGGTTAATGCATATTATTCCGACAAACTATCTTCAGATACGTCTCGTGGTCCCATAGGTACTTGGAATACAATAAATATCACTAATATGGCATCGCTTTTCAAAAATAAACCATTATTTAACGAAGATATAAGTACTTGGAATACATCTAATGTGGAATATATGAGTAGTATGTTTTCTAATACGCTTTTAGCGAACCCCTATATTCCTTCTGCTTTTAATTGCGATATAGGTTCGTGGAATGTGAGCAAAGTGATTTTCTTTGATTTGATGTTTGAAAATGCGATAAGTTTTAATCGTAATATAAATAATTGGAAATTGAGAACTGATGTACTTCAAATTGGTGGTATGTTCTGGGGTGCAACGGCTTTTAATCAAGACTTGCATTTTTGGGATATTTCTGGAGCTACTACCATTGGGAGCATTTTCAGAAATGCCACTGCTTTTAACGGAAATATCAGTACCTGGAATACGGGAAACGTCCAACAAGCGGCATCATGTTTTTATGGTGCTACAAGTTTTAATGGCGATATTTCAAAGTGGGATACACGCAATTTTGAAGTTGGAAGTTCTATGTTCAGAGGCGCTACCAGTTTCAACAGTGATATATCAAAATGGGATCTGAGAAAGTTATATTTTGCTACTTCTATGTTCAGGGGAGCAGTTTCTTTCAAAAAAGATATCAGTTTATGGGAGTTACCATTAATAACTTCTATACCCGACAACTTTTCAACAACCATAGATGCAAAGTTTTTGCCACATTGGGGGAAATACCGGCTAAATTTAATAAATAGCAAGTACTTGACTTTGTTTAAAAATTCGTTTTATTCAGAATTTGGTGTATCTGACACATATGACCCAATAGTAATCACCAGTACCGTAGATGCGACGGCTACCGGTTCTTATACCGTTGAATATACAGCTTCGACTGCGGCAACTGGGAAATCAAACATTTCGTATGCTATTCGGTATGTCACAGTTGTTTTGCCGGAAATAAGGTTTTTAACAATTTCGGGAGAAAATGTTGTTGATATTAGCGGGAATTTGTCCGGTCTTATTTGTAAATATAGAAAACATAAAGAAACTAGTTGGATATTCTTCGCTTCTCCATTTTATTTTGCCTTAACGAGTGGATATTACGACACGAACAATATACAAATTCAATTTACTGATTCATTCGGCAATATTATGGAAATGTCGAATAGTTCAACTATAACAATAACTGATTTAGGTCCTTCAGGGGTATCTCAATATTTTCCTAGTTCTTTAACTCTTACTACCTTGAATTCCATCAACAACCCGTTAACCCAGCCAGATTTCAGTTTCTCTTCACCATCCTACTCTATCCAATATAACCCTTCCTCAAAAACGGTCGATTTGTCCGGTAGGACGACCGGTGGTTTGCCAGAAGCGACAATAACTTTCAGTGGGACAGGAGTATCTGGAAATATTCTCACGTACACGGATGTCAGCAGTTATACCGTTTATGCTTCAAAGTCGTATGCGGGCTACAACGACGTTTCCGCTTCTACCATAATCACAGTTACAAAGGCAACGCAACCTACTTTCGATTTTGCATCATCTTCCTACTCTATCCAATATAACCCTTCCTCAAAAACGGTCGACTTATCCGGTAGGACGACCGGTGGTTTGCCAGAAGCGACAATAACTTTCAGTGGAACAGGAGTTTCTGGAACCACTCTCACATACACGGATGTCAGCAGCTATATTGTTCGCGCAACAAAAACGTATGCAAATTACAACGACGTTTCCGCTTCTACCATAATCACAGTTACAAAGGCAACGCAACCTACTTTCGATTTTGCATCATCTTCCTACTCTGTCCAATATAACCCTTCCTCAAAAACAGTCGATTTGTCCGGTAGGACGACCGGTGGTTTGCCCGCAGCGACCATAACTTTCAGTGGGACAGGAGTTTCTGGAAATATTCTCACGTACACGGATGTCAGCAGTTATACCGTTTATGCGACAAAAACGTTTGCAAATTATGATGATGTTTCTGCTTCTACCATAATCACGATAACCAATGCAACGCAGCCAACTTTCGGTTTTTCTTCATCTTCCTACTCTATCCAATATAACCCTTCCTCAAAAACGGTCGATTTGTCCGGTAGGACGACCGGTGGTTTGCCAGAAGCGACAATAACTTTCAGTGGAACAGGAGTTTCTGGAACCACTCTCACATACACGGATGTAAGCAGCTATACAGTTTATGCTTCAAAGTCGTATGCAAATTACAACGACGTTTCTGCTTATTCCATAATCACGATAACCAATGCAACGCAGCCAACTTTCGGTTTTTCTTCATCTTCCTATTCTATCCAATATAACCCTTCGTCAAAAGTTGTCGATTTATCCGGGAAAACCATTGGTGGATTACCCGAAGCCGCGGTAACTTTCAGTGGAACAGGAGTCTCTGGTACTATTCTCACGTATACAGGTACTGGAAACTATACAGTAAACGCTACTAAAATTTATGCAAACTACAGCAATGTTTCTGCTTCTTCGACAATTATTATAACGGGGTCATCATCAGTATCTGAGCAACGTAAAGCTACGAAAACCATGGTTTCGAATTTACTGGTGACTCAAAGTCCCTCCTCGGCTCGCTTAATTTTACCAAAAGCAGAAATTCTCGGTTTCGACTTTAAACAAAAAACGACAGTTTTAGTTGCGCAGCCTTCTACTACGATTACAAAAGTAGACATGAGAGATCATGCTGTATATGCGCTTTTGGAAAACATTGGCGATCAAATGACATTTCCTTCCAGAACTTCCGAGGTCACGGTAAAAAACATTGGAAACGATCAATTTGAACTAAAAAATGCCGGGACAACATTCGCTACATTGACCAGCGGCGAAAACACAGTGTTTGACCACCTCACTCTTTCGGTTGGAAGTGTTATGGCCGAATTGGACCCGCTTATTATATTATGTTTCAAGCGAGATACGAAAATAAAATGTTTATGTCAGAAGACTTGCAAGGAAATATACATGAAAATCCAAGAGTTGACCCCAGGAACACTAGTCAAGACATTCAAACATGGTTTTGTACCTATTTCGACTATTGGGTATAGAAATTTGCACAATAGCGGGGATTCGGTCCGGACGCGAAACCGATTGTACGAATGTTCTGTAAAAGATTACCCCGAACTATTCGAAAATCTAGTTATTACTGGCTGTCATTCGATTTTAGAAGACAATGTTAGTCAGGCATTGCAAAAAGAGTTGGAAACTGAAAACGGCGGGCAACTTTATACCACCGACGGAAAATGTCGTGTAATGGCATTTATGGACAAGAGAACAAAACCGTTTCCGAAAAAAGGCGCTTTTGAAATATGGCATTTTTCACTCGAACACGATGACGAATATAAAAACTATGGTGTTTATGCCAACGGTTTACTTGTAGAAACTGCAAGTAAACGGATGATGAAAGACTACTCAGATATGACCCTGATTACTGCTAAATAATTTTTACCCTACAAAATAGTTATGGACTTCATGAGATAGATTCGTTTCGTCGCTAATACACGAACAATCATCATTGTTGGGCATTACTGTAGCAATTGTCCACTTCTCATCGTTGGTAGTTGTCCACCGACCATCGTGAGTACTCGTATCTGTTTTACAGGTGTCAGTACTTTTAGTACTTTTGGTTTTTTTGGTACTTTTAGTACCCTTGGTACTTTTACTTTTAATTGTACTTGGAGAAGAACTTGTGTGGGAACTTGTGTGGGAACTTGTTGTACTTCTCGTGTTTGGGTACGAGTCATATGAATATTCGTCTTCCATTGGTTGATGTGGTTGTTCATGGTGACACGGATATTGATATTGATAATAATCCGCCCCTCCTTCTTCCTCATCGTCACTTGCCCAATCGACATTTTTCATTCGTAAATGCGATCGGTAAAGTCGGCGGTGCCTATTCCATCGGGGATATCCATTTACCAGTTTAGGTGGCGGAGGATGATAATGACAATGACAATAGTTTGGTGGTGGAGGAGGAGGATAATGACAATAGTTTGGTGGTGGAGGAAGAGGATGATGACAATAGTTTGGTGGTGAAGAATGAGATTTATGCATTATAGATTAAAAGACTATATTTATTTAGCGCAAATAAATATATATGACGACGACTCCGAAAGTTATTTTCATTATACCCTATCGAAACAGAGAATTACAGCGGCGGTTTTTCATCAGGCACATGAAATATATACTAGAAGATCTAAATCCATCTGACTTTCGATTATTATTTGTACATCAGGTCGATTCTCGCGATTTCAATCGAGGTGCTTTAAAAAACATTGGATTTCTCATTACAAAACAATTATACCCGAACGATTATGTAAATATGACACTCGTGTTTAATGACGTGGATACTTTACCGCTTGAGAAGAACTTGTTTCATTATGAAACTACACATGGAACAGTGAAACATTTTTTCGGATTTAGGTTTGCATTAGGTGGAATCGTCTCTATTACCGGCAGTGATTTCGAACGGACTGGAGGATTTCCCAATTTTTGGGGATGGGGATACGAGGACAATGCTTTGCAGAAACGTGTCCTTCTCTCCAAAATGAAAATAGACAGAACCGAGTTCTACCCACTGCTCGATAAGCATGTCATTCAATTACAAGACGGGAAACATAGAGTGATTAACCGCACAGATTACAATGCATATGTTGCAGACATACAGGAAGGACACCATTCTATTTCTAATTTAAACTATACCCTTGATGACGAAACACATATTGCCAATGTGACTGGGTTTTCAACAGGAAGAGAACCAAATACTCAAACCAGACAAGTAGCCGATATGAGTATAACCAAACAACTTTTCAAGAAAAACGGACGAGGAGGATCCATGAAAATGGTTTTCTAGTGTAGTGTAGATTCAATTTTGTTCAATAATTTTAAAGGTCACACCATATTCTGTCGGCGTCTCCCATATACCCGATATTTTAAGCACAAATGAATTCATGGTTTGCGACTTTCCATTGTTTTTTAACTGGACTTTACATTTTCCGCAGTTTAGTTGCTTTATGATACTGTGAATAGCCGTTTTTTTGGAATTGCTTCCTTTATAATTCGTATAGGCTTGAAGAATCGTATTTTCTATAGCCTTGCAGTACGATATAATGTTTATATTTTTTGGATTTGTCGGCTCAAAATATAAATATTCTTGTTTTTGAGGTGTTATTTCAAATGATTGACAGAATAGAGGCAGGAAGAAATAAATGCCGTTTAAAGTAAAACATTCGTGCGTGAAAAAGATCTTGGTGAAAATTCCGTCCATGATGATATTTGGTTTTGTATCTAAGAAATAATAATGAGAATGCGAAAATGTTTCCAAGTTTAAAGCGAAAATATTCATCTATAGAGGAACCAGTGTCCACGTTTTATACTGTTTTTTTTTTGTTTCGGGTTATATATACGATAAATAATGATTGGAGTACGTGCTCAACAAGGTCATATGCGTAAAAAACCTATTCAATGGAAAGGTAAAACGTTTGCCCAAATAACAACTTCTCTCCAACGTAACGTCCGTAATTCTTCTGACCTCGCAATTACTGATCACGCGGAATTCATGAGAGCAGTATCGAAACCACTTCCATTGAGTGGATACCGACGTGAAATATTATCATCTACCGCAGTTCAAGGAAATCCAAGAAGGTCTCAAACCATCATGAAATTTGAAACTCCAGGAGGGACTACAATCAGAGCAAATTTCGACGAATCTGGAAACCCCGATTATGAAACAAACTGCAATAGTTTAGCGAATACCCTTGATATTCATTACAGCGAAAGTAAATATGACCATCCGAATTGCAATAGCGCACTCTCACAACAAGAAAATGCCCGTCGCCGCGTGAGAAGCAGCGGAATGGATCGGGAAATCGGAAAAACGAAAAAATATTATACTTCTTCGAAAGAATATCTACATAGCCGTAATCGCAGATTTCAACAAAACGAATTCCATCAAGTACACGAACAAGCAGATTCTAGCAAAACGGTATTTCGTTCCAACACCATACCTCATTGTGCTGGCAATGATTATATTCCCGTGTTCTACAAGCCTAATAATGGTAAATTCGGACAACAGGGCGCGGTAGATTCTAGTTCTCGTATTACGAGACTGAAATATGACACGATTACTGACATGGGTAATACGTATCGAGTTGCATTTGATAAGTACGGTAATGGTAATGGAACCGCTAATGCATTGTCCTACGGAGTATCGCCGAATGCATATACGATCAAAGATAAACTTGGGTTTCCGAATACGCGTACTCCTGTGTTTAAGAAAAATGGTGAAACCTGCTGCAAATCTACTTAATTAAGCGGGTTAATGATTTCGGTTGGGGCTGGGTTAAGGGCTGAGGCTTGGCGAGTTTTTTTAGTTTTAATGAAATCCTTGTAGGTAAGGTCTCCTTTTAACGCTAAAGTATTTGGAAATTCGCAAATGGTTTCTTTAATTTTAGTTAATAATCCATCTTCCGTCATTATTTGATAAACTTCCTCGCATATTGCCTGATGTATGACCTGTTCGAACATTTTGATTGTAAAAAAATCGTCCACTGATTTCGGAATAACATCGATTACCTCGAAAACTTTTGGGAATTTATCTGCGATCTGAAATAATTGCGCTGCCAAAGTCATCCCTTCGGTATTTTTTTGCGTTAACAGATTAGTGAGCAATTGAGCTAACGATTCATTTTTTATTTCAGAATCATTTTTTTCTTCAGGAACATCAGTAACGCCGCCGCCTTTTTTTTCTTCTGGTACTTGAAGAGTTGGTGGTTCGATATCTTTTTGTACTCGAATTACGATATCTTCTCGTATTAATTTGATCATGTTGGCGTCAAATGTCTTTTTCCAGTCTTCACTTTTCTTGGATAATAGAATCAAATTAATTTCCACGCTATCAAGTATAAATTGAGTCATTAATTTTTCATTCTCGGCACTATGTTTAAGAATAACTTTGCGCATTTGTGTGCTGGCAATAGGAATCAAAATTTCAGCGACAAACACAGGAAGCTTTAATAGCTGGGGAACTAAAATTTTGTCAATTATTTCTCCGAATAATTCCGTCGGGTCTTGCCCTCCTCCACGTTGTTGTTTACGTCTGGTTTGCCTTTTCCTTTTTCCACCGGTAATAGGAGTTGCAACAGGAAGTGGTTTTTTCGTTAGAACTGCAGCAGAAGGTTGTTCAGCAGCTTGAACTACCGAGACTTTTGCCGCTTCTTCTGGCATGATTGCTTCTGCTACTGGCACTTCTAGTACTATTAGTGGCACAAACGGTTTCCCCTTGTAGTTACCAAATTGAATGTCTACCAAGGAGTTTCCGTTTCCACGAAATTTTTCTATACTTTCCAAAAGTTTACCGACTACCATTTCTTTTATCGATAATCCATTTTTCTCATCTAAAACTTTTTCAATCATACTTTTAGCAACTATAGTGGCTTGTTCCATGTAAATTTCTTTAATGGTTTTTTCGCGTTTTTTGGGATTTTTTGTTTCTTCTTCTTCTTTAGACATATTTTCAAACTATTATAATAATAGTACATAAAATTGATTTGAATACATTTGTCGATAACTCATGTTATAAATCAAATTAAACATATATTTTGTTTACATATAGCTAAATGGAAGGCTTGCTCGAAATGAATCAATCAAAATCAAGTGCAAGAACCTTGAAAAAGAAGAAGAAGCTAAGCGATATAGAAAAAAATAAACTATGGAGTATTTATGACCAAGAAAAGAAAGTACAAAAACTAACTGATCAGGCACAGGAAACCGATTTTTGTTTTAAATGCAAAAGTGTTTTGCAATTCAATGAAGAAGGATTGCCCGCTTGCATCAATTCGGAATGTGGATATATGTACATTTGTGCAATCGACTATTCCCCCGAATGGCGCTTTTTCGCCCAGGATCAAAAAAGTGGTTCTACCGACACAACACGATGCGGGAATCCGATCGATCCTCTCCTAGAAGAGTCGTCTTATGCGTGTAAAATCATGTGTACCAACAGTGCTTCTCATGAAATGAAGAATTTACGAAAATGGACTCGATGGCAATCGATGCCTCATCGCGAAAAGGCATTATATGAAGAATTTCAAATCATTACGATCATGGCGCAAAATGCTGGTATTCCTAAAGTGTTTATAGACCTGGCAAAGGCCGTATACAAGGATCTGTACGACCAGAAGACGTTCCGTGGAGTAAAACGTGATGCAATTCGAGCAGCGTCGATTTGGATTGTTTGCTGGAAAAATCAGTGTCCTCGAACATCGAACGAAATTGCAGATATATTTCGCATCGATAAAACCGTCGCATCATTGGGGTGTTCTTTAGCAGAAGAGTTGTTGCGTAGTCACGAACGTAATTTCGAAGAATCTGACAAATCTCAGTTATGCGCGCTGACACCGTCTGCTTTTATTGAGAGATTCTGTAGTAAACTCAATATGCCACCTGATCTCACTTTATTGGCGTCGTTTGTTGCCGTACAAGTCGAGAAAAACAATTTGATTCCAGATAACCGACCACAAGCGATTTCCGCAGGGATTGTTTACTTTATTTCGTTTCATTGTGGATTGAATCACAGTAAACAAAACATTAAAATGATGTTGGGGGACGAAGTGAGCGAAGTGACTATAAATAAATGTTTCAAGAAATTGGAGGACTATAGAACGCAGTTGTTACCCTCGTGGGTTTTCAAGAAATATAAGGATATTCACGAAAAATAAATCGGTGGATAGATTATAGCAAATGGATGATGATAAGAAGGAAGAGATTAAAGAAAAAGACGAAGTATCCGAAGTAATAAATGATAAAATAAGAAATAGTGTCGAAAGCTTTTTAGATTCGTTGATGGGAAAACCTGAAGTACCCGACAAATTAGGTGATTGTTTCCAAAAGGCGATCGACTGCAGCGAATTCGATGAAAAAGTTCAATCGGGAATGAAAAAAGTAATTGAACTTCATTACAATTCTTCTCGGGAAAAGTACGAAAAACAATTTGAAGTCGACATGAAAATTATATTAGATCTTTCGCTTAATTCAAACTATAGTAAAGAAGACTTGATGTCTCTATTACCTAATCCAGTCGTTGTACCGGAACCAGTCGTCGTACCGGAGCCAGTTGTCGTACAGGGGACTATCGTCGGTTCGGATACTAAACAAGTCGCCGTACAGGGAACTGGAACTAACGAGCCCAGCAAGCCGCAAGTCAACAACGTTCCTCAAGAAAAAAAGTCACAATCGGAAATATTCGAAAACCTTGAAGAAGGTGCCCCAGTGTCCGCCGAACTCTATAATCAATTGAAAGATGAACAGAAAAAAATGATGTGAAAGATATAATTCCCTACGATGGAGGTTCAAATGATTCTCATTATTTGCCGCCATCTTATGTTAAAAATACTCGTAATTAATCACCCTAGTTTTTTTTCAAGCGATTCCATCATGGTTGTATCATACATGAATTTTCCAGTAGGTTTATAGTTGGCTATAGGGGTGAACTGTTTACGTGGCGGTTGTAATGTCTTTGTTGCCTGAACTTCTTCTTCTTCCGTCGCTTCTTCTTTTTTCGGGTCTGTTATTCCCCCTCTTTCATCCATTATTTTCCCCGTCTTTTTCTTATATTCGGTTCGGACATAGGAAGGAACGTAACTCTTCCAATCCACGAAAATCGTATTCGGATGAAGATATCGGACATGAAACCCATTGTTTTCAAGTTTCATGACAATATATGCAATACAATCACCGACATCGTACACAGGTTCGCCAAAAATATACGCTGGTATTTGAAACCAAATATGTTGGTCATTTCGTTTATTCCGCCCGGTTAATTGAATTCTTTTTTGGCACCGTGCCAGGATTTTATTGAAAATAGACAATTGTTTCAAATCGCGGACTTGTTTTCTCTCAAACAAGTCATCGATATTCACTTTAGAAGTCGCCTCTTCGTCATCCGCATACAAAAATACTGACATACTTAAAATAATAATATATACACTTTTGTCCTAAACTAACCAATGATTAAGCATTTGGTAATTGCGGGAGGCGCGCATGCTGGTTTTGCTTATTACGGCGCATTTAAAACGTTGTTTGACAATAAATTCATAGTTCTTTCCGACATCCAAACTGTATTTTCAACTTCGGTAGGAGGAATCATTTCGGTGATTTTATTATTGAATTATGACTGGGAAACTGTGGACGAATACTTAATTAATAGGCCTTGGCATCTCCTTTTTAGAACGGATTTGCCTACTCTTATAAATGGTATCAATAAAGGAGGGGTTTATGATGTTTCTTTAATTACAGATATGTTGACCCCCTTATTGCTAGGTAAAGACTTGTCGCCACAAATAACCTTGGCCGAGTTTTATCAATACACGCAAAAAGATTTACATTTCATCGCTACAAAATTCCATAATTTGGAAATGTGTGATATTTCGCACAAGACACATCCGGAATGGAAGTTGGTTGACGCGATAAGTGCTTCCTCCTGTTTACCGGTTGTTTTCGCGCCATTCGAACAAACCGACGACGAAATTTATATTGATGGAGCGATTCATGCCAATTATCCGTTGCCGCAGTGTTTGTCATATATTGGCGAGTCAGGTTCAAAAGAAATTTTCGGTATTGTATGTGGTTTTCATGAAGAGATTCCCTCGAACAAACCCAAATATCTCAAGGAAAACACCACGTTTCGTCTTTTTTATTTTCTGTTGGATTTGTTTCTCAAATTATGGGCTGATAAAAAGAAAAACGACTTAAAAACGCACGAACCTCCAGATATTCATCAATTGGAGATTTTTTGTCAAGCGGGCGATGCGCTACAGATTATAAAATCAGCAGACGCCCGGAAAAAAATGATTTTGTTCGGAGTAGAGACTGCGAACAAATTCATGGAAGACATGAAAAAAGAAGAGGATTAGGAGGCAGTTAGCAGTGAGGACTACATTTCATTTCCGACCACATTGTCTACAAATTGAGACATGGACGCTTCAGTTATCTTCGCATCGAAATCGATAACCTTTCCATTTTTAATCACCTTGATTGTTGGGAATCCCGTGACATCGTATTTATCCATGAGTGGTTTATTCGGGTTGTCGTGTGGTTCCGAGCAATCTACGGGTTTACACAATACTTTATAATTATTAATTACTTTTTTGTCATAATTCGCTTGAAATTTTTGCCACGGCCCTTTTGCGGATTTGCAGTGAGGACACCAGTCGGCATAAAAAAAGTATACGACGATATCTTTACTTGCACCGCCAGAATTCGGGATATCAGCTTCTGCCTTTCCTTTTAATGTAGATTTGCTTGAATTATATACATACATACCGGAAACGACTAGTCCGATGAGAAGTAAAATCAACCACAACGTCATTTTTTTGGGGTTAAAAACATTCAAAAATATTTGTTTAATGCCTGGCATTTTTCATATATATACAAAAAAGAAATAAAGAAAGAACGTGTTTTTTGTTATGATTTTTTTAATTGCCTAAACTACTTCTCTTCTAACACAATGAGTGACCTCTTTAAACACAGTTGGCTCGAATATCTCCAATAACAAGTACGGTGCTCTACATAATGCGCAGCATGGAACGAGTTGTCTGCTTTGAAAACTTTCCAAGTGTTTCATCATGCACGTCTTACAATACTCGTGTTTGCAACTTGGAACTACCTTCTGTGTTAGGCAGGCTTCGTCCAAACAAATCGGACACTCGAACATCCCAACCGGTTTTGCGCAGACCGGATTTACCGTGTACAAGATTATTCTTTCCAACATGTTTTCTTCTTCCTCGGGTTTTCGAATAGAAAGAGGAAGACCATGTAGTTCCAAGAAAGTTTCATAACTGATTATTGTATTGTCGGGGTGTTGGTCATTCAAGAAATTTATATACTCATCCTCATATGGTCTAACTTCATCAAAACTCAAATATTCATCATCACCATAGAAAATTCTCCGTATAAACGTCAAATTTCCGTTCCCATCTCTCAGATTTCCGTCCATGTCTTCATAACCTACCTGTCGTTGAACGTCTTGAAATCGTTCATCCTCTTCTTCTTGAAGTTCATCAACTTCCATCGGCCAATTTTCATTGGCCCTTATAACCATATCGAAAAATGATGCGTTGTTTTGGTATTCCATTTTTAATATAACCCTGACCCTTCAATTGCCACATCGTATCAATTTTTTATAGATATATATATATATCGAAAACGAGAAGATATCTAGGAGAATATATTTGTATATTGTATAGATGGACTTGATTTGGCCAGACCCGATTCCGCCCGCTCCACCACTACCCCCAATGGTATTAAAGGAACCAAACCTTGAAGGATCGCCTAAGTATCCTCGCTCAAAACACAAATGCAAGAAATACATCGAGAAAAAAATAGACTACTTTTCAGTAAACAATGCAAATTTGAAAAAATTCTCCAATCTTTCGATTGTATTGTCCTTGTTTTATATTTATCTTTTCAAGAAATACAAATCAGGGTGCGTATTAACGCTTGATACTTTTAATAATACTGGGCTTTATGTAGATCTGGTAAATTCGTTTTCCAACATACAAAGGTATACTTCAATCTCCAAACAAATGTTAACATGTATCAAAAGAGGAGTTAATATCATCGTCATACCACTTTATATTTCTGCGGGCAGAACTGGTCACGCCAATATTCTTATCTATAGAAAAGCGACGAATGTATTGGAACATTTTGAACCGCATGGAGCTTATTACGGAGGTGAGAGTGATAGAGATAGAGATCTAGTGACTTATGAAACCACCACCTTTTGGAGAAATCTTAACATGCATTTAAAAAAAGCAAACATTCATGAAGTAGAGTTGGTTGAATCGTTCAAAGTATGTCCACATATAAGAGGATTTCAATCCCTTGAAGGCGCAATACCAAATAAACAAAAAACGATTGGCGGATATTGTACCGCGTGGTCCATGTTTTTTACAGAATTAGCACTTGCAAATCCAGCATTGTCCAGTAAAGAAATCGTAGAAATCGTATTTATAAAGGGAGGAGGGTTTTTAGGAGGACAGTACATGAAAGATATTATAGAAGGATATTCCAACCACGTTTCAGATAAAATAGATAAGTATTACTCTATGTTGTTTAATGAAGTCATGACTACCGTTGATATTCAATGTAGATGGGATAATGCGTCGGAAGAGGAGAAAAGAAAAATATGGAACGATTTCCTCTTAATCCGCGACATAGAAATGGAACTCATAGCAGGAAAGTACTCTATTCAACAAAAAATAGAATCTCAAAAAAAAGAAATTCAAAGTCTCATCAGATACCCTTCGGTTAGCAAAATCTATTTGGAAATGCTTAAAAAAAAATTGGATATTTTAGAAAAAATGCAGCAATTAGATGGCTTTCAACTCTCTCCTACTAATTCCTTCGAACCATCTCCTGGTAGAACGTCACCAAGTCCACCGAAAACGAAACCGAAACCAAAATCAAAATCAAAATCGAAATCGACGTCGAAAGTTGCCGAATCCAAGTCGAAAGTTGTCACCCAAAAAGCACAAAAGGAGGTTATTGTGAAGACATGCCCAGAGGGTGAGTATCTGAACCCTGTCACAAATAGATGTAATAAGATTAAGACGAAGAAAGATCCTAGTACCAGAAAAAAAAGAGAGACCAAAAAGAAAGAAGATGATACCAAAAAGAATGATGAAAACGATGATGGCACAATAAAACTTATTGATTATTAGCCTTGTTCTATTGATTTAATTTCTTCAACTATTTCATTTATAGCGATTTCTACGCCAGTTTTTTTATCTTCCAAGTACCATGATAATATAGTTCAAGTAATTTTTTCTTCTCTTCTAAACTTAATGAAATTCAAATACCTAAACTTTATAATTCATCGAACGATGCTTCACTCTCCTATATAGTTTAATTCGTCTAAGCGTTCTGGCAATCGTAATATTCTTTCTACTACTGCATTTTTTCACAATCTGGTTGTCCCTTCCACTCCTCAGATTAGATTTGTTTTTTATCGGGACGGGCAATTGTTTAACTCTTTTTTTTTCTTATCTATAGAAAAGCGACGAATGTATTGGAACATTTTGAACCGCATGGAGCTTATTACGGAAGTCTTTCAAATGGAAACGTGTTTGGAAGAGAGAGTGATAGAGATTTAGTGACGTACGAAACCACCATCTTTTGGAGAAATCTTAACATGCATTTAAAAGAAGCAAACATTCATGAAGTAGAGTTGGTTGAATCGTTCAAAGTATGTCCACATATAAGAGGATTTCAATCCCTTGAAGGCAGAATACCAGATAAGCAAGAAACGATTGGCGGATATTGTACCGCGTGGTCCATGTTTTTTACAGAATTAGCACTTGCAAATCCAGCATTGTCTAGTAAAGAAATCGTAGAAATCGTATTCAAAAAAGGAGGAGAGCTTTTAGGAGGACAGTACATGAAAGATATCATCGAAGGATACTCGAACCACATTTCGGATAAATTAGATAAATATTACTCGATTTTGTTTAATCAACCCATGACTACTGTTGATATTCAATGTAGATGGGATAATGCGACCCCAGAGGAGAAAAATAAAATAATCACCGAGTTTTACTTTATCCGTAATTTAGAAATGGCAATCATAGTAGGGAAACGCACTATTCCTCAAAAAATTGCATATCTAAAAGATCAAATGAAAAAAAGTTATAACAAACAGCATCCTGATCAGCTTAAAGTGATATCAAAGAAACTGGATATTTTAGAAAAAATGGAACAATTGGAAGGTGTGAAAACCCCTGATTCTTCTTTCGAACCGTCTCCTGGGCCAACACCTCCACCTACCCCACCGTCGCCAAAACCGAAGACGAAAACGGCAACAAAGAAATCGACACCGAAAGTGAAAGTTGTTACCCAAAAAATAAAGGTATGTCCAGAAGGTCAATACTTGAATCCAGTTACCAATAGATGTAATAAGATCAAGGTTCCTACCAGAAAGAGAGAAAAGAAGGATCCTAGTAGTACCAGTACCAGGAAAAAAATAGAAAATAGTATGGTAAATGATGATGGCACTGAAAAACTTATTGATTATTAGTTTTTAGGAGTTCTAACCAAACTTTTCGGTTAGTACTCACGCAAAATATATATGTGAATATATCATATATCCGATACAGATAATGGGTGATATAGTAGATGTTATACAATTAGAGTTGGGAGATATCATAAGCACAAACAATCAAACATTTTTTATTTCTTACATAGATCTCAACAGCCATACAACATGGGTGAATATCGATAGTTTCGAAATACTGACTTTCGAGCTAACTGCAGGACAATTTGCCGTAACTGATATTGTTGGTGAAATTACATTATTGAGTAGAAGTACTGAAAAAGGGTTTGCCGCCCAGAACAAATTATTACTTGGGACCTGGATTGATATTGAATTTGGGTCAGGGATGATTATTACTGGCTTGATTACTGGTTTAGAAGAAGATATGATTAAAATACAAAATTTTACCCCAGGCAGTGAACTGTTTTACATTGATTTTGCATACAAGGGCATTCCGGAAGAATTACAAATTAAAAATATTTGCATTCGTGGTAAACCGTTGTCGTTACAAGAGCCGGACGTAGAAGAAGACAAGGAACCCGAAATAGAGGAGGACGGACAAAACGATACAGAAGAAGGTCCGATATTTAACCAAGATGGGTCGTTGGATATTTTTTTGCCTGAAAATACCGAGGTAGAAGAAACGTATCGAGAAAGGCTATTGGACCTTGCTAGAAAAGAACAGTATTCTCAAGATAGCAACGATTCTGATCAACATGTTGCATATGTGTCGAAAAAACTCCAAAAATATCAAATTGGAGCACAATTAAACGATTTATACAATGAATTATTGGCTTTGATTCCTGATGAAAAACGAACGCATAACCGATTAAGAGCAGCAGAAACACATATCCGTAGATTCGAGGAGTTGAGAGATGGATTTTCGCTAAAAGACGGGATACATATCATTGGGAGAAGACCAAAGAGAGATCCAATATTACACAAACCAATGTGCGATTCTTTAATGAATCAGGATGTTCGGGTTCCATGGGTGACTCCTGTAGTGACTCAAAAACAGAAGTTATATGATTTATACAAGAATGAAAAAAATCGCGAAATACCTTACGATGTAGTGAGTATTGAACTTGGATCGGAATTGAAAGCGGAGAACCAATCACGCGATGCATTGTTCTACAAAAACGCAAATGGACAAACCGGGTATGTGAATTATGAAAAAATGGAAAGTACTGGGATGAAGTTTCTTACGCCATTTGAAGAATTTAATAGTTTTGTGTCATTTGAACTAGGTCCCAAGATGGATATTGACGCAATTGTAGCCAACTTTTACGAATCCGATAATTATTTCAATGGTACATTTTCTGCACCCGGGAAAAGAAACACCAACGAACCAAGGTCAAGTGCATTCGCGATGCAGCGTTACAACGAGGCCATATACTATTATCCCGAGATACGGAAAAAGGTAACGGAGAAAGCGGTGCTCATGCCAGAAGATGTCATGGATGTGCAATCCTTTCTGTTTTTGCCAACTCAATATGTATTGTACGGGAAACAGTTTTTGCAAGGTGCAACTATCTATGAAAAATCGAATAATTTATACGACAGACATTTGTATAAATGCAATACTTTACAGAACAAAGACATTGTACCATTCGAAGGGAATATTGAAATAATCAATCGCAAAGATAAAAAGCAACGCCGGTTGTATCCGCGTGATAAGAAAATCCAGCATTTCATATTACAGGATAAAAACCTTACCCAAGAAAACGAAGACGCGTTTACAAACGAAGATAAATTATATAAGAAGGCGCAATTGACTGCTAAATTAAACGCGCAGTTACCCAACATTTTCGAAGTGATTGAGTGGTTTGAACCGCAAAACAAGAAAACGTATAGCGTCCAAAATTTCGCAAAGGTGTTGGAACCTTTTTTATTTTATTACGGCGACTTGACCGACGCATCGCTCAAAAAACTCCGATATTTTTTAATGGAAAACCAAAGGTTATATTTTGAACGGCAAATCAAACAAACCAAGTTATACCAGCAAATGCAAAATGAAAAGTTTATCGTAAATTATAACCCCGAACAGAATCTAACCAATGAAACGCTGAATAATCTATTGATGGAACCACAACTACAAATCAAAATGGAAAGCTCTTATAAATTAGAAAAGTACAATTCTTCTTCCTTTTTGCATGAAATATACAAACTCGATGACGGCGAACTATTCACTCATCTGATTAAACATGCCGGAAGTGAACAATTAAGCAACAAGGAAGATTTTCTTCAAGAAGAAAATAATGATGTGGATCAGGAGGAAAGTGCCTACAATAATGAGGTTGATTGCAATAAAAGGGTGCTTACAAAGATATACCATTCTCTCGAGGAATTGAAGGCAGATAAAAACAAGGATGAGTTATTATACGACACTGAACTTGACTTTACAAACTACAAACTCATTGACAAGTACAAAACTGAGAGAAAAGAGATGAAAAAAGACGACTTTTTACAGTTTTTACAAACACAACTTGTTGAAAAGCATAATTGTCCACGCCGTATTGCGAAAGAAACCGCAGAAACAATGATCCGAGGGACTAAACTTGTTCAAGAAGGCGAATATGCGAAATTAATTACATATCCGAAACTTCCTTCGACAGTAGAAGAGGAGCAACTCTCCGAAACTGTTAAAAAAGAACTTGAAATTGAAAAAAACGTGAGGAAACAAGAAACGTTTTATATCCGGAACAAAAATACCTGGGTTCATGATAGCAGTGTCGATAATTTGGCATTTACAGACACGACGGTTTTGTTCTGTAACTTGAATGATAAATGTTACCGGAAAGACAGCGGGTCCGAATGTGAAAATATTGAACTTGAAACAAAAGAACGCATGTTGCGTCAAGCAAAAACGGATATGAAGCAAGAACTCCTCTCTCGTTTTGACAGACACGTTGGAGAATCTAAAGAAAAAATGGAAGCAAAATTGATTGATATGCATGAACGGATGGTAAAAATTAAGCAAATCACCGCTCTTCGTGTGTTATCGGCGAATAATTACTCTCATAATTTAGGCAAGGGAATGTTAAAAACTGAAAAAATGGTATCTCCGCATTGGAAAAAGAGGGATAACTTATTCCACCGATCGATAAATTTCTCTCGTAAACAAGCATTGGTCATAGAGTTTTATAAAAATTATTGCAGAGAACCTGTTTCTACTGAAAATGCCGGATGGAAGTATTGCGTAGAGTCAAATGCTATTTTACTGGAAGCATCCTTATACACACTAGCGGAAGCGTTTCAAAATGGAGTCTACTTGAAAACATTAGATATGCTTTGTAAAAAACAAGGTATTTTAAGTGACGATGGTGATAAGGTAATGGATAGGGAAAGTGGCTGTGAGTTGAAAAAACTCGAATTTTCCGAAGAGGGTGCATTTTTATTCGCATTAGACGATGAAACAAACACGAACGACCAAATAAACAACACGTCGGAAACAATCGAGGTCCGAAAACTGAAACAGATTAAAATGAAAAACAACGAGTCCAATTACAAAGAAGACAATATGCAGGACGTTTATAATAATTTAAAGGCCTTTTGTGAAAGCACATATGTGCCTCTCGATGAAATAGAATTCGAAGTCATGACAACATGTCGACGTTTGTTTGCTGTTCAAAATGTAATCACAAAAGAAAAGATTTATAACGTCAATAAAGAAGCCATGATAAAAAAAGTGGCGAATACTCAAAAAGTGGCTACGTGGGAGGAATATGTAAAATCGAGAAAAATGGAGATTTTAGCGGCGGTAATTTTAACCGTTGTACAGCAAAAAATACCATCGTTTCATACGACAAAATACGAGAGAAGTTGCACATATTCGTTCGAAGGATATCCATTAGAACCCGATAACATGAAAGGTATCGAATATATAAGTTGTGTGTTTACTCTTTTATGGAAATCGCAGAAAACCTTGATTGGTAAAAATTTCGCCGCAAACATTAAAACGTTTTTGGAAAAATATATTGTAGGCGATGAAGAATTGAAAAAGAAATTCCAAGCAAAACGAGATTACCTCGCCGCAAATCCAACATTGACAACTCCCATTCCGAATGATGTAACCATATGGTCACGTTTTTCTCCGCCATTGGTCGAGATTTCGGTTTTATCAGGACATGTCACATTTGTACCCCCGGAATTTCATACGAATTTGCTGAATTATATTAAGGACGGAGACCGGAAACAATGGGAATCTTCCAGTACCTATGGGGTCAAACTTCAGATTTTTGTGTACGGGTTTGTCGAATTGATTCAAAATTTGTTACAGAAAAAAGAAACCCTTTTGAATACGATATCTCAAGTTCCTTTCCACCAAAATGCTTGTTGTAATGACAATTCAAATCTGACACCTATTCAATATTTTGGAAGTGATTCCAAAGTAGGCTTGTATTTGAAAACCATGTTTACCATTTCCAGATTAATAGATGATTTTCGGAAGAATTACAAGACATCGTTTCTACATGTTGTGCCAGCGAAAAATGCGGTGGAATCCAAAGACATTCCCACGCTGTATCAAAATGTCGACGACAGCGTCATGTTTAAAACCATGATGTTTTATTGCAGATATGATTATGACAACCAGGTTTTACCTAACGATTTATCAGATATTTTCAAATCCAAGCCTCCTACCTACGACCCGTTTGCTTCTTTTCTAGAAAAGGTTGAAAATCTAAAAGAAAATGGAATAGTCCTTAATCAGAAAATATTTTCACAAATGATGGTGAAAATACAACAACGTCATTTAATGAAACCAGGAATTAATCTTGATGTCACTTGGAATAGTCAGAGCACGGCTGCACTAAACACTCTATCTGATAATTTAGGTAACGTATTTAAAGATACAGGTATCATGCAATCATTTTTAAAAGTAGTAGATCAAGAAATCCCGAGCAATGAAACCAAGAGTTCGTTGAACAATGTTCTGCAAAAACTCAATACTCAATGGAAAAGCGAAATTACACAGTTTATGAAGGGAAAATACCATAAGAAAAAGACTATTGTTTCGGATTTTTTCAGTACAGTTATAGAAGACAATAAAGACATGTCTTTAGACCGACTCAATTATTATGTCATGTCTTATGTGAAACATATTTCGTGTTTATTTCCCTTGTATATAGGGACGGAGCAACTGCACAAGGCAAAACTTTCGTTGACTCAGTGGAAGTTAACCAACGAAGACGAAATAGAATATGGACGATTTCATTCGTTTCATTACAAAGATTTAAATTCTTTGAAAGGGGAATCGTTTAATGCAGTGTTATCTCCTATTCTCGTGCGGGTTCAGAGTGAATTGCAACCCGCCTTGTATTTATTTCATTCGATCATCCAATTGTTTCCGCATCATTTACCTGAAAATAAACTGCTCATCCAAAGATGTTATACTTTTATTATTTTACTCGTATTTAAAACGTTTATGGTTTATTCTGAAGATAAAGATGTAATTTCTGAGACGAAGAAATCCCAGCATAAAAAAGAAAATCCCAAAGAACACCTGGATATTGTTATTGAACTTGAAAGTGAAACCGACGTGGGAATGATTGAGTCGCAAATGACATTGCAAGGAGCTTTAGCAGATTTGTTCCTGTTTTATTTTCAGTACGACATTCAAAAAGTAAATTTCATGTCTTATGCCGATATCATTAAAATAATCGACAAAGGAAAAGAAATTGAAAAACAAGCAGTAAAGAAATATTTCGCTGGTTTACAAAGAACAAGTACTGATCTTTTCAAGGCAGAGGTATCGATGAAGAGATTGAATTTAGGAAGATATTTCATGAATCAAAAGAATCTGATAACCTATGGCAAGAAAGTCGACAACTTTTATGATGACAAAGATGAAAATGAAGTTGATATGCTGAATGAATTCAACGTAGAAGGAGATGATGATTTAGAGGGTGGTGGTATGGTGGGCGAAATAAATGAAGGCGATGAATATGATGACGATGGAGAAGGCGAGGACGACGACGAATTTGTACCTCCTGGCGAAGATGATGATACCAATGATATTTTTGACCATGGTAATGACAACTAAAATTAATCTCGAGTTATAGAAAAGAGAGAAAGACATGAAAATCGGGGCAAGAAAATTACTCCGGATCTATAAAGTTCAATTCGCAATACTATTTTTTCTAGTTATTTTTTCGAGTTATCATTATTTCAAACCTGGTATCTCGTACGATTCCGATGGGTCATTCCGACCTTTTGGAATAGGATACAAACACAAATCTGTTGTTCCAATTTGGCTTGTCGCTATATTCATCGCGATTCTTTCCTATACATTTGTTCTGTATTTGTTATCTTTATAAGTTTGTATTCTATATTATAGAATACAAAATGGAATTTCCCAAACTGATTGAACAGCAAACCGGGCAGTATTTATTTCGAACATTACAACAATGCCATGAATTCAGAGTCAGCAGATATTCATTTTTCTTTAATGCAATAATTTTAATCGTGTTTCTAGGTTCGGTTACTCTTATTTTATATCTTTGCCGAACGCAAAAAAAGACACCTGAAGAAAAGAGAAACCAGTCCATTAAAGACCAGAAATATGTTTTAGAAAAGATTCGAGGATTACAGTACCAGAGAGATTTACACTTTTTGCAAAAATAATTTCACGCAACTATATAAATAATGGAAGAAGTCGAAATTAATTTCGAAAATGCTGACAATGTTGAAAATGACAAAGTCGAAGACAAAAAAGTTATCATTGAAGAAGAAGAAGAAGAAGAGGAAGATGAAGAGCTAATGGCTTTTTTAGAAGGAGAAAACAAGAAAAAGGACGAAATACACTTTCCTCAACTTAAAGGTGTCGTTGATTTGAAAGAGCTCAATAAATTCCCCAACGTAAAGACGCTATTTTTTGTCAACGGTCACATTCGCAGAATAAAAAATATTCCATCAACCATTATCAGGATTAACGCCCCAAACAATGAAATCCAAGCAATAGATGAATTACCGGAATCATTGGAAGTTCTGAACGTCGCACACAACGCGATTAAAACCATTGATTTGGGAAATGTTCTTAACTTGACAGAATTAAATGTATCGTACAACAAACTAGCAAAACTTGAGCGGCTTCCTTCTTCTTTAGAGGTGCTGAAGTGTGAATTTAATAATATAAGCGAATTGGATTTGAAAGGGTTGGTCATTAAACAACTGTATTGCAATAACAATCCCAAACTACGCTTGTTAAATATCCCGTCGACTATCGAAGACGGAAACTATTCCAATAATTTAATCAACCAAAATTCAGATCGCGATTTTCCCCACGATTATGTTGTCATGCAAACTGATTATCGGAAAAAATTGGACGAGTACTTTAAACTCAAAAGCCACTATGAAAATGAAGTTAAAAAAGCCTATAGAAAAGCAAATAGTAAAATACTCGAAGCAAATCGAGACAAAAACCCTAAACGATTATTTCAAAAATTGAGAAACTTTAAAAACCCGAAATCTATGCCGCCATGCAAAGGTTGTGGAAAAGACGGAGGAATGAGCTTTACAATAACATCGGATGTTTATGGAGCTCAATGTGCAAATAATCCAAAATGTGATTGGAAACTTGCCATCAACAGGGCTACGTTTGGGAATCGAGAGAAATTGATATACGAATACATGACCGATATGGAAGAATTAAAAGATTTGTTTATTAAATCTAAAATGGACTCTTTATTTCGATACTTTTCAGACGATTCTATAAAGGATTCTTTTCAAAAGCGAATGAAGTCATATCAGTTTTGCGGGGAACAATTGAAAAAACATCTAGATACTCATAACCATATTTATTATAACGAGGAGAAGAAAAAACTCATCCAAGATAAAGAAAAAGAAATCAATACGTTTTTGGAAGAAGTTAAGTCGAAACTAGCAGATACCAGTGGCGAGGATAGACAGACAATTATCGACGACGTGGTGAGAATTCAAGATACTGAAATCAGACCATTGGTAGAATATATCCGTAGATTACGTTATGAATCTTTCAAAATGATTGATACCAACGACAGAACCGAATATAAGCTTTGTACAGAGGAAGTAACAGTTGATAAACTGGACTCACTTCTAAGCGGGACAATGACTGTTTCAAATTCTGAAAAAGACATCGATTGGGGTGAAGACGACTCGTTCTGATTAGCACTGATTATAATTTGAAATTCCATCCCACAAAATGCCGTGCATATTGGCCCATTTCCTCTTGTCACATGGAAGGGCCTCTGGCTTAAAAATTAGTTCGTAAGAAATTCCAGGTTTTATGGCGGTCATGGTTGTTCCAGTACCATTTGAACTTAACAAATATTTTTGATCGGCTGCGGTAAGATTCGTCTTAACAAAGGTTCCGATATTTTTCGACGAATCAACAGGAATGTAGCAGCCTGATGCCGTGGTCATCCATCCATCGGGACATTTGCTCTGTATAGGTGGGAAAACTTCACCTTTATCTTGATTCTGTAAAATGACGCCAAGACCAATTAATGCTAAAACGAGAATAACAAAGGCGACAATCACCACATACGTATAAAATTTATCCATATATATAATTTGAAAACATATTTTTATAGTTATACAATCTCAAAACAAGTATATATTATTTCTAAATAAACGTTATACAAGAATGTTTGGAAGCAATTGGACTTCAGAAGAGCCTCCGCCCATTTTAGACGATACGCGATATAACGGCAGATTGAATATAATAGAAAACCCAAACTCTCATTCGCGGTTTCTAATGGCGGAAAAAATAGCGATTAAAAACAAGGCAACCGAATATAGAGATGCAGTCGAAGGGCTTCTTGAATGCAATGTATTGGCACAAGTCTTCTTTTCCGAAGGCAATGTCCAGATCTTACAAAATGGGCTCCGTGCAGGAGTGTACGGTTTATCGGGTGACAAAAAGTTGGTTATTCCTCCCCAAAATGTAGACCAACTTAAAATCATAATGCGAAGTATTTATTTACAGTTTGGACAGTTCAATTTGCAAGAAAGTGTCACTAAGCAAGTGGAAGCATTAAATCGGTTTGTTTTGGATTACGCCGTACCAACTGTATATAATGAATCGATTGGATATTTAAAATATTGCCAGGACCAAAGTTCTCTCGTCATGCCAATGGCGAGGTCACAACCCATTGACCGCGACCATAAACATTTAGAAATAAAAAAATGGTTTTAATTTATGATTTCAGAAAAATATGGTATAAAAGAAATCCCATTACAATAGAAACATGTCCAACGAAGTACCGGAAAGCGAAAGAACCTATCCGGAAAAGTTCCCTTCTCTTATTCTTGACTTTACAAGTGCACTCAGCCTTACCTTTCCAGAGTTCAAGACGTTATGGTCTGGATATAACGCACAAACATTAGAAACCGAATGGAAAACCCTTTATATGCATTGTCTAGTGGTTTATCCGGAGCGGTTTTTCGATATTTTGTACCAGAATGAAGAAATGTTTGATCCCAAAAACAAATACAATTTGCAATTTCTGCCAGGTGTTGATTTTTATCGATTATATCATTGTACTGGTGTCACAAAAAAGACACGCGAGTCAATGTGGAAATACATTCAGCTAATTTTATTCACAATCGTCGGAACTTTGAAAGACAAGGCCGAATTTGGAGATACGATGAATTTGTTCGAGGGAATAGATGAAACCGAATTACAAGAAAAGTTGGCGAGTGCGATGGGAAACATTGGTGATTTTTTCAAGGAAGGAAATGATGAAATGCAAAATACGTTTGAATCTTTTGCCAATACATTTACGAAAAATGAAACAGATGATACTATGGAAGAAATGTTTGAAAAAATGGGTTCCATGTTTGACACGAGTTCTAACGAAGTACCACCACAATTCGACCAGAACAACATGCCTGATGCAGACAATATTAACGACCATTTGAAAGGATTGTTTGGTGGTAAACTAGGTAGCCTAGCCAAAGAGTTGATGGAAGAGTTAAGTGAAGATATTTCAGAATCATTCGGAATTGACGCGAATAGTGTAAACGAAAATGCAGACCCGAAAGAAGTTTTCAAAAACCTTATCCGTCATCCTGACAAATTTTTAAAGATTGTTCAGAAGATCAATACCAAATTCCAAGATAAGATGAAAGCTGGAGATTTGTCTCAAGAAGATATCATGAGAGAAGCAGGAGATATGTTGAGAAAAATGAAAGAAATGGGAGGAAATTCCAAGGAAATGAAGGAAATGTTCCAGAATATGGCTTCGGCGATGGGCGGTGGAAAAAATACCCGGGTAGATACAAACGCCATTGATAGAATGATGAAAATGCAGTCGACGAAAGAAAGACTCCGTTCTAAACTCGATAAAAAAAAAGAGGCCAACTTTGTTTTGGAATCGACAAAAGATCCTAACCGATTTGTGTATAAGCAATTAGATGGAGGGGTCGAGGCTCAACAACGTTCCGGAATTAAACCTGTTACTGAAACGACTACAAATGCAGAACTCGATGAATTAGTGGCCAAAATAGAAAATACAAACAACTCTAAAAAGTCAAATAAGAAAAAGAATAAGAACAAGAAGAAATAAAGAGGAGCTATAGACTATTCGAAATAGTATAGTCTATATCAAAAACTTTCCAGGTTTTACGGTCCATTCCACTGGCTAACAACATTCTCGGGCAACGTTCTATGAAAATGACGTTCGTATTGCTCAGGACTGTCGTAGAAAAACACAAGACCTGGTTTTTTCAAGTTGGAAATATCCCTTGTCTTGAAATAATTGTACTCGTCGGCAGAACCATATCTGCACAATTTGTTATCATCATTTCGACAAGGGAATCCAGTAATGGCATTTCTTATCGGAGCGCCGATAATTTGGAGCGTCTCGAATGCTCTGATCTTGATAGGCATTGAAGTCAATTTTGACTTGACTTGAAAAACATGAGTGTAGTCTCGTTTTTGTTTTTCTTTGGAATTTTTACCGCTTTTCGACGATGCGTCGGTTTGAAGAGTATTTGTCTCATCATCACACGACGGAGCGTAAAATCCATCTTGATAATAATATTCAGTCTCTGAAACAATCGATGACATTTTCTTTAGGTTTGCTTTGGCTTTGATACTGTACAAATATATGGTTGTTTTGTTTATATGTTTTTTTAATATATATTGTTTGATAACTGTAACATGGGTTTAGGTAGTGTTATTTTTTTAAATGGCGTAATATATACATGAACTTTTCAGGATTTACCGAGAAACTCAAAGAATACATTTTTCAAAAACCCGCTTTATTGTTGGGCAAAAAAGATTCTGAAAAAAAGGTGGAAGAAAAATTAGATGATCTAGATGAAAAAGGTGAAGGAGATTCTGTAGATGAGGGTGAAGTAGAGGAAGAGGAGGAAGAAGAAGGTGAAGGTGATTCTCTAGATGAGGGTGAAGGAGATGATGAAGGAGAGGAAGAAGAAGAGGATTCTCTAGATGAAGGTGAAGGGGATGATGAGGGAGAGGAAGAGGAAGAGGAGGAAATAGAAGGTGAAGGGGATGATGAGGGAGAGGAAGAAGAAGAGGAAGAGGAAGAAGAGGAAGAAGAAGGGGAAGGGGATTCTCTAGATGAAGGTGAAGGGGATGATGAGGGAGAGGAAGAGGATGAGGAAGAAGAGGAGGAAGAGGATGAGGAAGAAGAGGAAGAAGAAGAGGAAGAGGAGGAAGGTGGGTTTTCACAGATAATTGAAGATTTTTCCGAGACTATGAATGTTTCCATTGCATTATATTGCGTGAAGACTCCCATAAAGTCGTCGGATAAATCTTGCACCTTATTTTTAGTAGAAAATATTAAAGGGATGCACTTTTTTCCGTCATTCCGATCAGACCCTACCATTTTTAATGAAGAACTAGAGATAAAAAATATGCGGAGTGACGGAAAAGAAGGGGCAAAACATGTAGAGATTGTTAATAACGCAAAGAATCAAATATTATCCATTTTGAGCGAAGAACATATGGAAAATATAGTGAAATTAAGTTTTGTTCGAGACTCTTACAAAGGATATATTTTAAACAAGGAATCGAATCATTTATGTATCATATTAGACGGAAAATTTATTTTCAACTTTATTCAAAGTACCATTCAAAAGAAAAAAGAATTCCGCTGGGCCACAATATACGAACTTACTAAAAGTAAAAAGATTTACGATATTCCAGTCGATTCCCTAATCGAACCGTGGTTTTCTTCACTCGGAAACGTTTCAACTGATGTTTCAAGTGAGCCTATTGTTTTGTATCCTTGTAAATATGGAAAAAAAGAAGAAGAAGAGGAAGAAGAAAAAGAAGAAAAAGAGGAAGAAGAACTTGAAAAAGAAGAGGAAGATGAACTTGAAGAAGAAGAAGAGGAAGAGGAAGAAGAAAAAGAAATGGAAGATGAACTTGAAAAAGAAGAAGAGGAAGATGAACTTGAAAAAGAAGAAGAGGAAGATGAACTTGAAAAAGAAGAGGAAGATGAACTAAAAGAAGAAGAAGAAGATGAGCTAAAAAAAGGAGAAAAAGAAGAACGAAAAGAAGAAAAAAGAGTTGGAGGCGGCAATGAGGAAGAAGGTATCTTTGCAAAAATAAGCAATATATTCAAGCGAACAACTGCACCGTCAATACAGCCTAAAAAAGAGGAAGAAAAAGAAGAAGAATCTTTCATCCCACATGACCACGCGGTAATTTCAACCCATCCGGAATTCGGCGAAAAGTATTTTTTCATGGAAGAGTTTAAAAAAGGCTCATCGAGTCGGTACTTGTGCTTTGTAAGTAATGCAGTCGTTCTTACGAATTTAGAAAAAAAGAAAAAAGTGGTTGAAATCGACGATGATGATGATCTAGAGGACATGTTTTCAGAAGAATATAAAAAACCAGAACCCGAAACACAAAACTTTAACGAAGCCATCCAATTCAAGGTAGACGAATCTAATATGTGGGGGTTCGTCAAGAAGGATTCGTTTCTTCTACTCGATCGACAACAACACCTTTGAGTTTCAAAGCCCAGCCTTGATACGCTTTGTATTTATCTTTATCAGTCATTTCTGTTGTATATTTTTCGGAATTATACACAACATCTGTCCGGAATTTCAAGACCCGCTTACTTTTCGTAGTTTCCTCCATCGTTTGATATAATATAATATAAATAGTTCAAAGAAGGAAAAATAATCAATTTTTTAACCTTTACCATATAAAATCTACTCTACTTTTTTTTGATTAGTTTCGGTGGTGGACTTGGTGCACTGAGGTTCTTCCGTTTTTCCTTGTATTTCGTATATTCTGTCACGAATTCTCCAAGTTCCTTGAGCCATGTTGTGGATACGGATGTATTTCGTAGTTCCTGTAACTCTTTCGAAAGGTCGTCTTTTTCCAACTTCATTTTCGCGACACGAGCCTTGTTCATATTATGCATGGGCATATTGGTCAAGTAGTCATACTTGTCGTCCTGTAAATCAAACTTGGCATTCGCCAGAAATCCGTTGGTTTCCTCATCGTCCGCCATTTTCCGCAAGTCAAGTTTACCTGAAATGACTTCATCAATGAACCTGGCTCTATTCGATAATTCTCGTACTTTAATTTCCATTGCCTTTATTTGACTCGACTTTCGTTTCTCATACATATCCAATCTGATTTTAAAATAGTCATCGATGATTTCATGCACTTTTTTATACTTGTGCAGCTGGATGTTTCCATTAAACATGTTCATGTTTGTCGTGGAGACAGTCGTAGTCAATTTCATCGCCTTTTCAATACCGTTTATCGAAGTCGCTGGGTCAACTACGCTTTCTAGTTCTTCCAGCTTTCCTTTGTTGAATATAATAGTAATGTTCACCTCCAATTCCGTCGACATGTTGGTGAAATCTTTAATAAGAGGACTTTCTCCTTTGACTTTCTTCTTGGTCTTGTCTTTATCGCCATCCACCATCTCTTCCAAGAATGTCAGATAATTCATTGTCCAGGTTCCAATCGGGAGTTCTGTAATGAGAATCTTATCTACTCCTACCTTCTCGTATTTTCCCTTGATCAAATATTTCTGCGAATCGACTAATGAACTGACTGTACCATTGAATCCTTCGTAATATGGAACAAATTGCATTTCTTCTAATCGTTCCTGTGATAAGTCGTGCAACTTGTTCCTCAAATACTCGACAAGATCCATCGGATTATAAGAAGGAATGTTGCATGAAAATCCCGTACCAATACCAGATATTCCATTCACCAGCGAAAATGGAATAATCGGAACATAATATTCGGGCTCGACTTTCTGACCATCGTCGTCCAAATAAGTTAGTACAGCATCATCTTCATCTCGGAAAATATAACGAGTCAGGGGATTCAATTGCGTAAAGATATATCTCTCTGAAGCACTGTCCTCGCCACCTTTAAGTCGAGTCCCAAACTGCCCATTCGGAACCAACAAGTTCAAATTATTGGATCCGACAAAGTTCTGAGCCATATTCACGATAGCACCATTCAGACTCGCCTCACCATGATGATACGCACTGTTTTCGGAAACATACCCCGAAAACTGAGCGACTTTGATTTCACTCGTCAATCTCCGTTTGAACGAACTGTACAAGATTTTACGTAAACTCGTCTTCAATCCGTCCACCATATTCGGGATAGATCGTTCACAATCATATACGCTGAAATGCACCATTTCTTTCTTAAAGAATGACTCGTAAGGTACCAATTGATTGTTTGTATCCAAATAGGAAGTCTTGTCGTACTGTTCCAGCCACATTTTCCTATCCTCGGCTCGCTTCTTGTTGAAGACCATGTCGACAATATCGTCACTCGATTGGCCTCCGTACTGGAAATCCACAATCTTTTTATTCGCGAAATAGTCCTTGAATTCTGTCGAGGTCGATGTACCTAATCCCTTGAAATATTTCAGAGTCCATCCTTTCTGCGAAGCTTGGCTTTGCTTCCAGGTTGAATATTCTCCGTCATTGTAGAATCGCAGGACTTCTTTTCCTTTGGTTGCTCGAATAATAGGCGTATTCATGAAACTTAAGAACCCGTCGATTTGGACCAGACTAGGCCACATGCAATGGAATAAATTAATACAAAGACCTTTGATGTGCGAACCGTCCAAATCTTGATCGGACATGATCATGACCTTACTGTACCGCAAATGTTTGTACACATCCTCCATGGTCGAATATGTTTTCCCCAGTTCTAGTCCTAGAATCTTGATCAAGTCAGCCAGTTCGCGGTTCTCACTGATATCTCTTGTCGCGCCTCTTACATTCAAAACCTTTCCCTTTAAAGGATAAATACCAATTAAATTCCGGTCTTCGCTCTTGAGACCAGACACGATACCTGACATTGCCGATAATCCTTCGGCTAGAATCAGGATACAAGTCTTGGACTTGTCTGTCCCTGCGAAATTCGCATCTACGAAATTAGGAATACCTCGGACCGTTCTCGTTTTCGTCCCATCCATCTTCTTTTTCGTTTTTCCTGCCTCTTTTGTCTCTGTTAATTTGCATGCCATATCCATAACGCCCATCTTGGCAATCTTTTCAATGAACCCATCGGAAACTGTGACTTGAGAACCAAATGCTGAAGACGGAGTTGTCATGCATTCTTTCGTCTGGCTGTCGAATGACGGGTTCTCGATATCACATCTCACAAACAACATTAATTGTTCCTTGATCGAAGCCATGTTGCAAGTAATCTTTTTCTTTTTCTCAATATACGCACACAGCTTCCGTAAGATCTGACCTAAAATATAATCGACGTGTTTGCCGCCTTTGAATGTGCAAATACCATTTACAAAGGAAACTTGCTTGTATTCCTGGCTTGGCGATAGAGCGACTGCATATTCCCATCTTTCACTGCCGTTCTCGTAGACCCGGGAACATTCATCTTTTCCGCCAATGTACAAATCCAAATACTGGCTGAAATTCTTCACAGGAATCGGTGTCCCGTTACATTGAACCTTTAGTTTTTTTGATGCATTGTCGGTTACTGCGATAATATCGTATACTCGTTTTTTCATTAAAGAAATCATTTCGGGTGTGAGGCCCTTGATTCCAAACCGGGCATAATCTGGAATGAATGATACTTTGGTATATGGTTTCGCGGAGGCAGATTTGGTAATGACTGGGGCGTCAATCTTGTCTAGATTGTTGTGATATTCTTGGATGTATTTCAAGCCCCGGACATGATCGACTGTTTCGACTCGTCCCCATGTTGACCAAATGAGAACCAATTTGAAACCGAATCCGTTTTTCCCTCCTACAATCTTTTTTTCTGTTTTGTCATAGTTTGTGCTGGTACGTAAATGACCGAAAACCATTTCAGGAATCCATAGTTTTTCTTCAGGATGCATGGCCACGTCGATGCCATTACCATCGTTGGTCAGTGTGATTTTTCCAGTTGTCTCTTCGATATCGACGTGGATATAGGAAACATTTTTTTTATTTTCTGTAGTATTTTGATTCATTCTTATCACGTGATCGCGACAATTCACAATGGCCTCGTCAAATAGTTTGTATAGTCCGGGAACGTAATTGACCGACTTTAGAGTGATTTTCGGTGTATCATTTGTCTCGTCGAGTACCCATAGATCATCTTGTAGGTTCACGACGGAGCCGATATACGTGTCTGGGTTTTGTTTCACATGTTCCTTGTCGGTGAGACGTTGGTACTGTTTGGTGAGTTGAATGTCTGACATGGTCTGGATATATTTATGCAAACAGGAGTACGGAGGAAAGGATGAATCAATTTTTTATATTTTTTGAAACTAATTAAATTTATATTCAGAGTTTATATGGAATCCAGGAAATATAAAAATATATGTTTCATAGACTCTGTGGTCGAAAAGAATACCTTTTCCGCGTATCTTAATAGTGAAACTTATCCTATTATATACGATTATGATACTGATCGAGAAACTTTAAAATCCACTATTTTGAAACAATTCAATCAGGTTGATCGTATTTCCTTTGCATTTCACGGACCACCATCTTCAGAGTATTATCCGAAATCGTTTATTAATAACGAGTCATTTTTTTCTGATGGCAATATTTCATTTTTGCAGGATATATTTACAGAATTAAATATTACGCGAGTAGATTTTTTGGGTTGCAATCTATTGCAGGTACAAGAATGGAAAGATTATTTCTCTCATTTTCAAAATGTGGTAATAATAGGAGCTTCTTTCGACAATACCGGAAATTCTCATTATGGTGGAAACTGGTTAATGGAGAGTACTATGGAAAATGTTCGGGACGTGTATTTCAAATCTGAAATAGAGAATTTTGCGTCGTTACTTGCTATTGCGGCGGAATATGATAGTTTCGTTTTTGAGAATAACACTTATAGATTCTATTATTCTGGCACAACGGCTGGAAGTTTTACAGTAACCCAACTAAACAACTATGAAGTAAATACACCGGATACGGGACCAGCACGTACAGTAGCCGCTGAAGGTGTCGGAACTCATGGTATCATTAATCTTGTCGAATTTAGAAGTGTGGCTTATTTTGCTTCTCTTGTCTCAGGTTTTCAAAATGGACCCGTCACTAGCGTTCGAATACCATTATATTGTAATACTATTGGAAAATATTGTTTTAATGGGTGTTCATCATTGAATACAGTGACATTCGCAACAACTGCAGCAAATTTTAGTATATCCGAAGGTGCATTTCAAAATTGCACTAGTCTTACAAATATATCAATACCTCCAAATTGTACATCTATTGGAAATTCAGCATTTAATGGATGTTCGAGATTATCAATGATTACTTTTTTACAGAATACCATACCAGTAATACCACAATCAGCATTTCCTTTCATCCATAAAAATTTAAGTTACGTAGATTCACCTTCTAATATATCTAAATTGATAGCGGCAAGATTAATTAACAACACAGTATCTTCCTTTTCATTCGCGGATAATCGAACTTCATTTAGTCAAGGACAAACGAGCACGGTTAGGCTTATTTTTTCAGTAGTTTGTGACTTCTCTAATTCAGCTCTAACTGTTCAGAATGGATCGCTAACTCTAACAAATCCGTCGGGTGACAGATTGACATGGACAGGAGTATTCACACCTACAGCTGGAATACACGCAGAAAATAATAAAATGTCATTATCCAGTTCTTATAAATTAAATTCAGCACCAGTTGAGCTTAGCTATAATATTATTATATTAAATACCCAACCTGATTTGAGTTTTTCTTTATCGGCCGCATCTTACACTTCAGTATATCGACCGCCGCCAAACAACACATTTGATTTATCCTTGTCAGGTTTCGTAACTGGTGGAATAGAAGGTGCGAGTTTGAGTTTCAGCGGAACTGGTGTGTTTGGATCGATTCTCACTTATACGGATGTGAGCAGCTATACAATCATAGCTACAAAGTCATACCCCAACTACAATGATGTTACGTTAAGCAAGACCATCACAATTACACCAGCAACCCAACCAGGTTTAAGTTTTTCTTCCCCAGATCTCTCTTATACAGCCGAGTTTAGACCATTTCCGAATAACACGTTTGAGTTATCTGATTTGGTAACAGGAGGAGTAGACGGTGCGAGTCTGAGTTTCAGCGGAACTGGTGTGTTTGGATCGATTCTCACTTATACGGATGTGAGCAGCTATACGATTCTCGCTACAAAGAACAAACCCAACTACTATGATGTTACGTTAAGCAAGACCATCACAAAGACTATTGTCGTAATACCAGCAACCCAACCCGATTTGAGTTTTTCTTCACCAGATCTCTCTTATACAGCCGAGTATAGACCATTTCCGAATAATACATTTGGGTTATCGGATTTGGTAACGGGTGGAGTAGACGGTGCGAGTCTGAGTTTCAGCGGAACTGGTGTGTCCGGATCGATTCTCACTTATACGGACGTAAGCAGCTATACGATTCTCGCTACAAAGTCATACCCCAACTACAATGCTATTACGTTAAGCAAGACCATCACAATAACACCAGCAACCCAACCAGATTTAAGTTTTTCTTTATCAGCCTCATCTTACACTTCAGTATATAGATCATATCCGAATAACACATTTGATTTATCTTTATCGGGTTTCGTTACCGGTGGTGAAGCGAGTGCAATTCTAAGTTTCAGTGGAACTGGTTTGTCTGGATCGATTCTCACTTATACCGATGTGAGCAGCTATACGATAATCGCTACCAAGAAGAAACCCAACTACCATGATATTACGTTAAGCAAGACCATTGCTATTATACCAGCAACCCAACCCGATTTGAGTTTTTCTTCCCCAGATCTCTCTTACACTGTAGTATATAGACCATTTGATAAAACATTTGAATTATCTGCTTTGGTAACGGGTGGAGTAGACGGTGCAATCCTAAGTTTCAGCGGAACTAGTGTGTCTGGAACAACTCTCACTTATACCGACGTGAGCAGCTATACGATTCTCGCTACCAAGAAGAAACCCAACTACAATGATATTACGTTAAGCAAAACAATCACCATTATACCAGCAACCCAACCCGATTTGAGTTTTTCTTCCCCAGATCTCTCTTATACGGCTGAGTATAAGCCATTTCCTGATAATACGTTTGAGTTATCTGATTTGGTAACGGGTGGATTGCCAGAAGCTTCTTTAAGTTTCAGCGGAACTGGTGTTTCTGGATCACTTCTCACTTACACAGAAATTGGCAATTATATCGTGACCGCTACTAAATCATACCCAAATTATAACGATATTTCTCTCAGTAGAACCATAACGATAACAAAATCCATTTTCCCTTTGGAATTCAGTACATTTACAGTTTCCTATAACCTTCTTAACCCGTTTGTAGATGTTTCGGAAAACCTTGTCGGTGGTGGATTATTCGATTTTACGTTAACCACCATCTACACGTCTTCAACACCAAATACATATTTCATCGATTCTACATTTTATTACAGTTTTCCAGGAACATATGAAATTCGTGCAGTCAGAGGAAACTCAAACTACGAAGGGACGACAACCGGTACCATTATTGTAACTCGTATACCTCAACAACCACTGATCGTCGAAGATTGTTATTTATCTAAAGGCGGAAATATTGACTTGAAAAATTACGTGTCTGGAGGTTCTGGACAAGGCGCCTACCAATATGCGGTAGCACAAAATGGGAAAGTATTGTCATTATCAGAAAACTCGATTTTTTCATTCGGAGAAGGAACCTATTCAATTCAAGTGAAAAAATACGCAGACGTTTATTACACCGAGCAATTGTCTAATATTGCAACGTTTACTGCAAAACAAATGGATGTAATAACCAGTCAATACAAAACTTCATTTACTCTCTCAAATGGAAACGTTTACAGCAACCAAAATATCGGAAGCATGTTATCATTCATTAAAGAAATCGCAGACGCCGCGCTGGTTGCAGAATATACCGAACAAATCGTAGAACAAATTTTCGAAAAACTCGACATTACCCAATGCATGATTTACAGTACATTACCATTCGGTTCAGCGACCAATACTATTTTACTGAAACCAAATTTGGCTCACGTTTTGGAAAGTATGGTCGACTCTGCATACATGCCAAGCTGGGCGTCTTCAGGTTCTATTAGTTTCCCCACAAAACAAGGAGATTTTCTGAAAGTTTCTATTATATCCGAAAATACATTGGGAATCTTTTCTGCCAAAGCAGGCGGCATTATAAAAACGCTTGAAAAAGGTGAAAGTTTTATTTATGAAGAAAAATATTTAATCATGGCAGGAAGCATTTATATCGAGAGAATTCCAGATCCTAAAAATTGTCCAATTCCCGAAGTTCCGATTGACAAGACCAATTTATCGCAGAAACAAAGATATGCCGGTTTTGTCAGAAACACTGCATATAAACAAGTTATTGTCGGGCCTGCATCCAATATCGTTCTATACGACATTGCAAATACCCATTTTTCATTTAAATTCGATTCTCTCGGAAATCCATTAGCATATATCTACAGCATTAAAGACACTCAGAACAATATAACAAAATACACGGTAGATAGCAATACAGGAGAGTTTTTCACATTTAATGGGTTGACGCCAAATACCACGTATTATCTAGAGATTTTTGTGAGATATGCGAATATTCTTCAACCACTCGGAATAGTAAATGCAATCATTGTCAATACCTTGAACGAAATCGAACTGAAAGATTTCAGTTACGTCGCACAAAATAACTCCATTCTTATATCATTTGACCAACCCGAAAACAAACCCAAAAAGTTTGTGGTCCGTTGGAAAGAACTTTCATATACCAATTCGATAAGCGGAGAAGTGGAAATTCGAAATATATATACAAAAGATTTCTATGACAGGAAAAACGTCCCGATTACGAATTTGAAAATTGGGGTTTCGTACGAGATTTATGTCGATACATACTTTACATTTAGTGATGGGAATTTCAAAGAACCGCTGTCTTCTCCTCGTAAAACGATTTTGACTATTTACGAAAGTTCACTTGACCTGAGCATGACAAATATTACTGGAAATTCACTGGATATTCGGTTTATTGACAATTTGAACACGGCCACCCAACCTACTCGTTATTTTATGAAACTCACGAAAATGGGACTGACAGAAGAAGGAAAATTGATTGAAATTTCGACGGTCTATATTTCTGATTCAAGTTCCAATATTACGCACTCGATTGCTGGCTTGAATAAAAATACGCGTTACAATGTTCTCACCACAATTGGGTATATTTCAACTAATGAATACCACGATTCAACTTTTTTTTATACACGAGACGAAGGGCCGATTACCAACTTTTCGTCGGATATGTATAATACTTATGGAACTTTATATTTCCAGCCATCTCCTTTCTCAGTTAGTTCTACGGTTGATATTTCCTTTGCTTCTTTGAATTATACTCTTTCGGGAGACATATCGAAATTCGCGGTCCGAGATTTGGATATTGGTAGTACTTATCCTATCCATATAAAAACGTCGTATGTTCATGGTAATCAAACAAATGTATATGATTTTTCTGGGGTTTTCAATACTTTGAACGAAGGTCCTTGTCTTGAAATTTCGTTGCTCGATATTAACGCATTTGATGTCGATTGTAGTTTTTCAGACAGGTACACGCCCGCGTATTATACCATCACAAGGAGAGCACCAGACGGCTTAACACGGACCCTTACCCTAACAGGTGTTCAATCGAAACGGTTCCAATTTTCTCAGCTATTACATTTTACAGAATACGACATCACCATTGAATCGGTTTTTTCAAATCGTCATACGTATTCGTCATCCAGAACATTTAGAACCAAAAACGAAGGCCCCTTGACCAATTTATATAGCTATCAATACAGTACCAAATTATATCTTTTCGTCGATTTTTCGTCAAATACGTTTACAGACATGTCGAACGTGGTGAGTGTTGGCTTTCAGGGAGGACAAACATTTGATTTGGCGACATATCCATTTAAAACGTTGATTGAATTTTAAAAAAGAACGGATTAGTGTATATATGAGTTATATAGACGCAATCAATAATGTACAAATCAATTACAATATCCTTACTTCAACTACCGCGGAAATCACTGGCGGAGGCTCGACTATTTCGCCACATACAGATTTCAGTATGATTATTCCGTCGAGCGTTACCGACGGAATCAATGTATATAGTGTTGTTAGTGTAGGTAATAACGCTTTCAAAAATGTAGATCCCGGTCACTTTCATTTGAAAAATGTCACTCTCCCGAGTACTGTCACAAATATTGGGGAAAACGCGTTTCGAGGTAACGGCCAAATGCAGATAAATTTAGATTACGTTGAAACAATCGGGGTTGAAGCATTTGCTGATTGCCAACAAATGCACAAATATACAAATGGGATTATAACCTTGAGTGGGCGGACAAAAATAATTGGCAACGCTGCGTTTGCAAATATCAATTGCTCTTCTATTGTCATCAGAAATGATGGTTACAATAACAATTTAACAATCAATTATGCTGCATTTTACTCTAATGCGAATTTGATATCTTTAGTCATTCATCCACGCCCTGTCATCTCGTTTGGCGTTTGGATTTGCCATAATTGTCCAAACTTAACCTCGATCATATTTCCGAATGGAGTAACAACTATATCCGACAATTTCGCAATCACTTGTCCGAATGTACAGAAAGTATATTTGTACGGTTCAGTTATCCCGACTTATGGTGTTACTCCCTTTCCAATTAGTAATCCCACATTTTATTACTTGGAAGGAGCAACGTCATTATCGAATTTCCCTACTGCTACAACTAAACAAGTATTAATCAAGTTGGTATCCTATACTCTTTACCGAAAATCAAATTCAACGGCAGTTTTTCGTGTAGTATTTGAAAACTCACAAACCGTTTTCAACACTGCGGACTTTTCTTTTAATAATGGTTCCTTCTTGAGTACTATGACCCCTTCGGATGGTGAGAACAAAACATGGAACGGAACATTGAATCAGACAGGAAACATTATGAATACCATTACAATCGCGGAAAACAAATATGCAGTAATAGACCCTATCTTTGGCTGGGCTGTTAGTCCCACGACTCCGTTGAATATTGATCAAATTACCCTACCTGACCAATCTCCGTTTGCATTTTCCGCGCCTCTTCCTTCTGCTGTGGTGTACAATCCATCGCACAAAATGGTCGATTTATTAGAATTGGTAACCCCGGGTGAAACTCCGGGAGGAACTATTTCGTTTACAGTAGACGGAGTACCTATTGCTGGCTCCACTCTGAATTATGCGGGTGCTGAAATAACCTACACGGTGAAGGTTACCAAGTCTGTTGACAACTATTTTGACAAGGAATATACCAGGGCGATTACTATTACCAAGGCCATACAGGACAACTTTGCCTTTCTTCCTTCTGCCGTAGTTTACAATCCATCGCAGAAAATAGTCGATTTATTAGCTTTGGTTTCGGGTGGAACTCCGGGAGGAAGCTTTTCGTTTACAGTAGACGGAGTGGCTATTGCTGGCTCCACTATGAATTATACGGACGCAAGAACTTATACTATAATCGCTACCAAGACTGTAGATAATTACTATTCCATTCAAAGTTCCCCCCAAACCATTACAATAACGAACGCGACTCAACCCTTTTACAGATTTATAGATTCTGAACTTTTTATCCCGTCCAATCCGGATAACAATACGGTAGCACTTTCCACGATCCTTTCTGGAAAAACAGAAGGCGGCCACGAATCCGCGACTTTGAGTTTCAGTGGAGTTGGAGTCTCCGGTGATATTCTTACGTATACGGGTGAAGGTAGCTATACTATTTTCGCAACCAAAAAATATCCAAACTACAACGACATTACAGCCTCTACGGAAATCACCATTTACAATAATCTGTATACAAAAACCGAGGTATTAACTGGACCAACTACTACTTTTTATTTTCAGTGGACAGAATATGCAAATTATAACAACGCAAACTACGGATACACACTTACTATTTCAAACGAGTTTATGAAATACGAGAGAACAATTCCGTCTTTGGGTGAAACAATCAGACCGTATATTTCCACAAATCGTTCCAGTATAGTCGATTTAAGCAGAAACTCCTCACGCACAACAATCACGTTTGAAAGTATGGCGACTATATCAAATATCGTGGTTTATCCCGTAGCAAAAATAATTGAGAATTTCAATGGCTCGTTGATCGATATTTCCATGTCGAACCACTTCAATGAGACATTGAACTCGTACACACATACCTCTTCAATTTATAACAAAAACGAAATCCCTTTACCTGACATAAGTTTCTCGAATATAACCGGATACTCGTTTTCTTTCAAACCCATAAGGAGTTCACACTACGACACGTATTATAGAATTCTTCAAGCAACAAACGGAGTAGAAAATAAGTTTACAGGAGACAACGTGGTTCAAGCGACAGATTTGACACCAGATACAAGTTATACGATTCTTACAAACATTTCTTATCCTCAACCTAGTCAGTTTTTATATCCTAGCTTTCAAAATTATGAAAAAGCATTTTATATTTCTACTCGTAATGAAAGCCGAATTGCCAGTTTAGATATTTCCCATATACGCGCTGAAAGTATTGTCCTGAAAATTTATGACGTGTCTAATTCCAGTGATATTTCACGTTTCGATATTTCATTCATCAAGAATAATAATGTCATCAAGTTTGTCTCTTTAACGAATAGCCAATTTCCGTATGAAGTGGCGGGGTTACCATTTTATTCTAATTTCAGCGTTGTGACTAACCACGTGTATTCCACGACGGGTAATACATATGATTCGTCTGGGTTTTCATTTTCTACGAAAAACCAAAGCAAAGTTGCGCGAATCCCAGGTATAGTGAATGATTTAGTGCATAGAATCGACGATATCGGTGAAAGTATGAATCTCTATATAAAATTTGGGTCTCCTGTTGGGGATTATTCATACAATACTTTATATTTCAAGCGGTTCTCGGACTCGATTTATACTTCTTATGCAATTCCTTACGATGTATTCGATTTTGATTTTTCAGGAGTTTCAGGGACTTTGATATTGAAAAACCAGAGATATTCTATCTACATAAAAACGACGTATGGTGACGGCAACACTTACGACACTACCACATTTGATTTTTATGCAATCCAACAATCCGTTCTGAATTTAAATTATTCGTTGGATTATACAAGCACGACAAACCCGACCTTTTATTCCTTAATAAACGGTTTCATGTCAAAAGACCAGAATCAGGTCTCGGTCGCTTCTCTTTACCATACTCCTTTTCCATATCCTTTTTCACGCCTAGCCCAAACAATTGCGGTAGAATTAGATGTGAAGAAATATTCCATTAGTTTATGGTATGCAAATTCTTATGATAGTTCTACGCGGATTTATTATAACGCTCTAAATACGATGCGAACCAACAATACCGTTTTGTTTTCGGTTTATCTTGAAGACGCGGCTTCTCTTTCCCCCATTCAAAACACTCGTAGTCTTATACGTTCTACAAGCACTGCATGGTCTCGGTTCGACGTAAGTTTTTCATTAAATACCAAACGAGATATATCCACCGTCAATCTCGTGATTGAGAGAAATGGATACGAATATAACATGCTGACTCTTAAAGATATCAGATTTCAACAACAGCCTGAAAACAATAAGGATGATTCAGTTGGCATATTGCGCAATATTTTCGGCGAGGAAAGTTTACTTTATAATATTGATGTTTTCCAATATGGCTCTGCTACGTACGACACGTTTTCAACTGCATCCGAATATTCAGTCACCATCAAATATGACAATTCAGTCGCAGAAGAACTCGTTTCCAAGTTCCCTGGTTCTTATTACACACATACTTTATATATTTCATCGTCAAGCAGGTATCAATCTTTTGATATTACCGGAAAAACGGTTTCCGATTTCTCTGGTTTTCAAGTAAACAGTCAAGTCGGGTTTGGGATATATCCGGGTGAAAAATACGAATTGTATGTCCAGACCGATTATACATTCTACCAAACCGTTAACGTGCAGTCCAATTTGACAGAAAAGGTTTCGTTTTATGCAGTGCCTTACCAAAGCCCCGCGAGAGTTATTTATAACGTTAGTTTTGGATATTACACCTTGGTTGACTATTTCAGTAGAATGCGCCAGACCAATTTGTTTTCTCAATATTTGGACGAAGACATGTATGCGGTTAACTTATGTTTCGATCCTCCGCTTGGTGAGACCAATACCTTTACAAATACTTTACACATTACAAACATGAGCGATGGCAAAAATATAGAAGTCAACATTCCTTCTTCACAAACCTTTTTTACGTTTAGAGGTGTTGACCATTCCGACATTTCTGGACTCTATCTTGACACTAGTTATCAAATATATATTTCTACTGTGTATACCAGCGGCAATTCTTTCAACACTTCGTCTTTTGTTTTTAGAATCCCGGATGTTTCATACACACTCATCTATTATTAACGAGAGAAAAGTATATAAAAATACACTGAATGATAACAATACATTGTTATAGAATGATAACAATAACGGAATGGTACGGTAGAAATGGAAATAATATCATGCAATTAATTCATGCCATTTATTATGCAAAAATGTATAACCACAGAATGATTCGTTTCCCCACCCACACGTTTTTAAATTCTACCGAGATTCAGATACAACATCAAATGGAAGAAGAGGAGGCGAAAACGGATGTAGTTGGGGTATTTTTCTTTCTAGGGACTGAATTTAAGCTTCTTCGTGAAATGAAGGATCCATATGAGAGGAAACTCATATTCTTGGAATACATTAAACCCATTTTTAACATTACATCAACTCTTAAACCAGACGATACTCTTTATATTCATGTGAGAAGCGGCGATATTTTCGAGCCGAATCCTCATCGTGGATATGTTCAACCTCCTCTTTGTTATTACAGGAATGTCATTGGCGATTTTGACAAAGTGGTTGCAGTGTGTGAAGACGACAAAAACCCGTGTGTGAAATATCTGAGAAATTATCCACACCTCGTCTATGAAAGCAATAGTGTTGCCGTAGATTTGGCCATTCTGTCGGGTATTCAACATTTTCAAATGGGATTGGGTACTTTTGGTATGCTTGTTTACTGGATGAATGCAGATTTAAAAACGCTTTATATTCCTCGATATGTCGTGGAGAAGCAAATGGGATTGGATGCATCTCTTCCCATAGATTGGGGGCCAAATATCACTGTACATATTATTGATTTACCGAATTATATACAATGTGGAGATTGGATAAATAGTGAAGAACAACGGAAATTAATGATTCAATACAACGCGTAATTTCCTTATAATTTCCATTTTTTTATCGTCATGTGACCAACTTTCCATTTTCAAAGACTCGTTCGATTTCACAAATTCGGCACAAACGTCGTCGTGTCCTCTCGAATTGACCACGATGCATCCTTCTGTATTGAGAAAGTTTGTTATATTTTCCAGATTTTCTCTCACAATGTTGGATTCAGATGACCCGTCTAGTATTACAAAGTCGATCCCGAAAGGAAACTGCGTTCTTAAAAACGATGGCGTTAATAATTTCTCGGAAGGAATTTCATAGGAATGAAAACAAGAGAAGAAATCATGAAACATTCTTCTCATGAGAGGTCCTTCTGGGCTCATCCTTTTATAATCAGAATCACAATTGACATATATTTCAACACTATCACATGACAACAAAACACAAGCACATCCGCGTCCCGTACTGAAACCCGTTTCCAGTACATATCTCGGTTTTTGTTTCCGAACTATTTTCGAAATCAAATCGATTTGATGTAAATCGAAATAACCCTTTGCGTGACACCAAAACTGCGTACCTACTACACCCATACACTTTCGTTTCCGTCCCTCTCTATTTCTTAATATGTAAATCGCCGTCTCGATTCTTTCCGTTTGACTATACAAATTCATTTTTTTAGACAGAAGACTGAATATAGACTGGTCATGTCGGTGCTCGTCGTAAAAGGGAAAATTACGATACACACTTTGGCTATCATCAATGTTACTGTACATACATCCCATTTCATACCATGTTTTGGCAAAGGTCATCGTTTCTTTGCATTTATAAAGCATTACTGCTGTAGCTTGTCGTTGAGAACTGTTTAATATTTTTTCGTTATCAAGGACATCCATGTTGACTAGAATATCCATTTTATTCATATTTCTCTCGAGATTGCATTCGCTTCCGATGATTTTGTCCAATTTCACCACCTCGAAAAGATGGCGTAACTGATCAATTCGTTCTTCGTTCTCAGGATCAATCTCACATCCAGCATCTGCATACACCAAAATATCTCCGTCTTTTATCTTTTGCATTGTTTTCATGATCAAATACGGCTTCCATAAAAAATAACCGTATCCGCGTCGATTCGCTAATGTAAACGCACCATGCTTGTTCCAGTAGTCTCGGTCACATTTCAGGTCCTCGTCGGTAAACATTTGCAAATCGTCAAACACGCGAATATCATAGGCTTGCTGTAAAAGACGTTTGGCTGCTTCAATAAAGTTTCCGCCTTGGCCAAATGTTATAAAATGAATCATGTATTATTATTTGCTTGAAAATCAGTTTAAGCAATTTTCTCTCGGAATATATAATGGAAAAATCTTCTACCGTGTTTGTTTTGGTCGCCGACTATGCTTATTTAAGGCACGCAAAACGGACAATTGTTGATTTGAGAAGCCGGGGAGAATGGTGCGGGGATATTGTTCTGATTCCATTATCTGGAGTCGATTTCGGTAAAACATTTTTGGATTATTACAGAATTTTAACTCCTCATTTCCCGGAAATCAAAGAAAAAGCCATGCTTGCCTCAATATTGAACCACACAACCTTTACGGATACCATTGACGGGCGCGAAATCACAAAAATGAATCAATGGGAAAAATTACACGTATTTGATCCATACTTTTTACAGTGGAAACGCGTTGTGTTTTTAGATGCTGGTCTGCGTGTCTTGGATAGTGTCCACCATTCTATTTTGAAACTTGACTGTACAAATAGTTTCATGGCTCCGGATGATGGAGGGAATTTTATAATTCCAAATCCCAATAAATTATTCGAGACACAAATCAGTAAAACGTTTTATAAACGCATGATTGATACATTAAACCAGTTTGGAGGCATAAAAATTCTCAAGGAACCTTATTTCCTGAACTGTATGTGGATGTATGATACTTCTATTTTGCATACATGTTCGAAAAAGGAAATGATTGCCGGTATGTTGGAACATCCCATCTGTAAAACAAACGAAATGGGCATTATGAATTTGTACTTGCATTTCAAACATGGACTATGGAAACCGTTTCCGAAACACGTCGATATGAAAATTTTATTCGATTGGTGCGAGTCGAACAATCCAGACCCTTCGACATGGAGGGATTATTGTTTTTTAAAGTATCCATGTTCAATTTCATTTGAAGATACATAAAAGGAACGTTTTAGAATACAAAATAAAAATGTCTGATGTCGACACCTTGAAAATCGTGCCAGTCTTGAAACATCTTGGAAAAACGAAAATCGGATTTGAGGGATTTAACATGTCCATAATTGTACACCCTACAAACTCCAGTCATTATCTTGCGTCAATAAGACAAGTTGAAACATTTGACCACAAAGCTTATCCCCAAACGTATAACCGCAATTTCATCTTGGAACTGGACCATTTGTTTCAAGTTGTGAGTTCTAAAGAAATGACAGAGGAAACGAAACGAAAATACAACCGGTCTTATTCGATTGGGTGCGAAGATTGCCGGTTAATTTCTGGTTCAAGAATGACCGCCGTAACATTAGATACGAATGGTGAGTGGGTTCCTGAAATGAGTTTGTGTGACTACAACTACGAAACGGGAGAAATAAAAAAAATACAACCGTTGCATTTCGGAGACGAACAGAACGAAGAAAAGACGGCAGAAAAAAACTGGTTGGTTTTGAAAAATTTGGAAAGAAATGGGTCTATTCATCTGATTCATTCCTATGATCCTTTGAGGATTGTATCGGTAGACGTTCATACGGGATATAGTTCTCTCGTTTCCATGAAACGTGTTTTTCATGTTGAAGGGTGCGAAATTCACGGAGGTGCATGTATTTTTCTGTCCCGTAAAAAGCAATATTTGATTGCAGTTCGTGTTGTACAAAATCACGAGTACAAATTTTCTCATTGGTTATTGTTGAATGAGTTGTATACATTTCTTGGCATTTCAGACAGATTTTTTTTCGAACCTTATTCGCCAAAAAAGTATGAAATGTGCATGAGTTTGACTGAAGATGAATCGGAAAAGAAACTATTTGCTGCCGTCTCGATAAACGACAAAGAAGTATATGTATATGAGTATTTGATTGATGATATATTGGGCATGATTTTGCCCGATTAGTTTTAGAAAAAGTTGGGTGGTTACGAGTTCTTGATCACACCAGGTTTGTTTCGTGTGAAATCCTATCGTCATTCTAAAGACCTATTGCACATTTGTCATCTGCGCTTTTGGTTAGGTCCCGTCTTATGAATGATTGATGCACAGTTCTTTAGAATAACTACGGAATTCCCACTTGAAACCTAGGTTCTCTATCCCTAGAGCTTACATCTAACCCAGGCACCGACCAGGAATCTTTAATGGCCCTTTTTTCATGTAGGAACCATGTCAAAACCAAGTGGGCTACCAATGTACCACAAACCGATTGTTTTCGCCTTCATTCAGAACTATATATAGAACACAAGGATAAATTCCTCCTTGTGTACTAGAAATACTACTTTTCAAATAGTGCCGTTGCAACGGTTCTATTTAACGCATGATTTTTATTTATGAATAACATATCAATCTGAATGTTGAAATCTTTATGTTTGCGCTTTTTCAATAAATTCTTCTTTTGTCATTGTGTAACAATTTGCACATTTCTGGCAACCGTGTCCTTTTAAGTGACTGCGTGGTGTTTGTTTAAATGGACCATGCCCTTCTTTATAGCATATAATTGTTACAGGAACTGAATCCCCTTCATATTCTACATCGGAATAATCATATTCATGGAGATGAATTTCGGCGGCCTCCTCAATAAATGTTTGGTTCAGTTTTCTTTTTATATTTCCAACTTTTTCATATTTACATAATGGACAACCATTTCCGTTCAAATGGTTTGCAGGGTTTTGTTCAAAGTCCCCATGACGCTTGCATTTTATTGTAATTTTCGTATGATTATTTATATAATTGGTGTCTGGATATTCGTATAATCCATTGTGAACGACTATTGCACGCTCAATAAATGTCGATGTGCCATATCTGAAATTTTTCCCACATTTTTGACATCCGTTCCCCCTTAAGTGAACTTTCGGCGTTTGAGAAAACACCCCATGCCCTATTACTGGACATATTATATCCACGACTTCGGTAGATTTCACGTATACCGTCGGCGTATAAATAAATTTATCACAATGTTTCCTTTTCGCTTTTTCAATGAAAATTTGAGTCTTTTCCCTCGATACTTCAGTCATAGTATAGTGTTGTGAATAATAATAAAAAAGATACAGGAAATCAATTTTTTAAGAATGTAGATATCATTTTCAAGGACAAAATAAATATTAATCACTACAAAACAAACGATTCATGTTTTCCGCTTCCATGTTTTTAATCGGCTGCATAAATAATCTCTCGATGAACGCGTTATCCCTAAACCGTACACTAAACGATTGTTGGATATTATTTCGACCAATACGACCCATCGACTGAATCAGTTTTTGTTGTGTAACTCCTTCTAAATCCTTGCCAATAAATCCATGACAGAATTGGTAATTTGTGCCGTAAATGTAATCGCTTGATGTTAAAATCAGAAACAACTTTTGTTCCTGCGCGAGACGCTTTACCAATTCTTCGTATTTTGGGTCTTCGTGTTTCTCCAGGACACCGATTCCCATCATAACGAGAAACTTGTATACCGTGTCCACTTTCAAACCCATGACTTCCTTTACTGTACTCTGATCAATGTGTACTTGAAACGCGGTACTTTGTTTATTCGGATTCCATAATGCTTGATGAGAGGAAGTGTTTGGAACGTATTCGAGCGGTAAACTTAATGGCACAATCTGATGCCGTAATTGCCGAATATTTTGTTCAAGTCCTTCTGCATAACTGTTTTTCGTCGTGTCCTTTTCTTTCACCTTCTTCTTCGATTTGGTCGCGTTTTCGATATCTTCGTTTGTCTTTACAGTCAATGCCTTTTCAAGCTCGTTTTCCATTTTCTCGATTTGCTCCTGTAAAATATTATTTTTCTCGATGGATTTCAATAATTCGTCCATGATGGATGGAGGAATATTACTCTGATATACGCAATACTTTGCCATATTTACTACGTGTTTTGTCAAATAAATCGTCGGTCCGTCGGTCAACGTGTGCGAGTCTATAGTCGTCAAGCGACATCCTTTCAACGGGTCTTCCGACGACGTTTTGGCTGAAAGTGTGTTGTACCTTTCTTTCTTGAATTTTTGACACAAATCCCGGATTAGAACCCAGTATTTTTCGGAGATTTGGTTGAGTAGTACTAGATAATATTCCTTCAATGTGCTCATGTTGATTTGCATCACCTCTGTAAAATAGTTGGGGATCAAATATCTTTCGGGAACGACCAAATCGTCTTTTGTTTCATGTTTGGATTGCACGTAATGGACCGTCTTGATGAAATTAACCGTTTCTTCCAGATCGAAATATCGAAGCAATGTTTTGTTTTCCAAACAGTACTTTGCTACTTGACGCAGTTGCGAAAAGTCGGAATAATGAGAATGCGGGAGAAACGAAAACCCATTCGAATCTACAATAGGAATCGTCTTTCTATATTCACTACTCACAATACTGTGAATAGAAGAACCGTCAAACTTGACTCGGAAATCCTGCAATACCGGGTGAATTTCGTGTTCTTTCGGCAAAGTCGCACAAGACAATACCACATTCGGTATTTTATTGTTTTTCCAGTTACTATGAATCGTCTCGTGTAATTCATGGTTTTCGTAGTCCATCGTGATTGTCGGCTCATCCCAGTACGTGATGATACTCTGAGCCGAGTTGAACGAAAGCATGTAATACATGGCTGTTAAATATGACTGCATATCGCAAATCATAATCTCGACCTTGGCACCATTACTATTGTCGACTTTGCATATCTTCCCCGATCTTTTGTTGACTTCGTAATCAATTGCCGCAAAATAATGCAACCGAATATCAGAAGCGGTCGTGCAACCGAATGCAAAGGCAACCTTTTTGCCAATAGACACTGCCGATCTAGCCAATGCCAATCCGACATGTCTGGCAACGCAAACAAACAAAACCTTAGACCCTTCGCTTAATCCAATCGGTGATAATGTTTTTCCTGTTCCAGTAGGCGCAATATATAAAATCAGCTTGGGAGTATCCTGTTCTGTTCTGCAAATGGTAAACAACTCCTTTTGGTGAGAGAAGAGCTGAATATCTTGAAATTGATACAGCCACTTGTTTTTTTCGAGTATATTTTGAGATTGTGAAATGATATACTCGGGTTTCACTAATTCAGCAGTATCGTCCAATACTGCCTTTACAAAATCCAGCAAGTGAATGTTTGTATTCTGAATCGTTCCTCCATTGCAAACCTGGTAGCAATGACTGAGAGTATAATAATAATATGGAAATGTCACAACGTCCCTCTTTATTTCTTTACACAGAGATCGGCAAAAATCCAATAGAATGAACTCGAGGATTTCGCCCTTGCTTTTGCTGATCATGCCGTCCACGTTTTGGATACGCAACGCCTCGATTGATTTAAGTTTTTTTATTTTTTTGTTTCCCACTTGGAATTTGTCGACTCGTTCCCAAATATCCTTGTCTGTGCAATATTTGGTTTTGATTTCGGTTATTTCAGCTTGGAAATACTTGATATACAAAGTATACTGCATTTCCAAGGACATGTCTAATTTCGTAAACCTCTCCATGTTGATGGTAAAGTTTTCTTTGGTGTTGACACTGTCGTAGCCTTTTTTTATCAGCTGAAGGATACGCTTTTCTTCAGGCAATACTTGAATCTCGATAGAGTTCCATTCTGCTTTGCATAATTTCGTTTGGAGTAAAGTATCCATTGTTGTTGTTAAAAGTATAAAAACTAAATATGTTTCTACTGTATCTGTAGGGTTACGAAAATCAATTTTTTATAATATGTTTCAATGGACTCATCAGAAACTCACTTCTTCAAAGTACGTAAATTTTGAAAATGTACAAGACGCCGTTCACAGTAACCAAGTCATCATTTTGGTCAACACAATGCCCAGTAACGAGCAATCGTGTCTGATTAAAAACACGGTACACGCAAATGACGAAGAACAGATTATCAACGACATGCTTTTTAAATTAACGGTTCCAGATAGACCAGTGATTATTTACGGTAAGAATGATTCTGATCCTCGGGTCGACGAAAAATACAATAACTTGAAAAAAATAGGCGTCGAATCAGTCTACATTTATAAAGGCGGAATGTTCGAATGGATGCTTCTTCAAGACATTTACGGGAAAGAAGAATTCCCTACGACATCCAAGTTGATTGATATTTTGTCATTTAGACCAGCTAAAATACGAATTGTGAAATAGAAACATTAAAAAAATCATTTAAAAATAAAATAAGTATATAGTTTAGGTGTTTCATGTTGCATGATTCGTCAATCGAACAACTTTCTTTGTACTTTGAAAACAATGCGAAAGAACCTTTGTTACAAGATTCATTGGATAGATATGTCATGTTTCCTATTCAAGACGATTCCATTTGGAAGATGTACAAAAAACAAGTCGACTGTTTTTGGAGAGCAGAAGAAGTTGACCTCTCAAAAGATTTGACCGATTGGAATAATCTCAACGCAGACGAAACGCATTACTTGTCCATGATTCTCGCGTTTTTTGCGGCGTCAGATGGGATAGTACTTGAAAATCTAGCTGTAAGATTTATGTCTGATGTTCAATTGTCCGAGGCGAGAGCTTTTTACGGGTTTCAGATTGCCATGGAGAATATTCATTCTGAGATGTACAGTATTTTAATTGAAACATTTATCCAAGATAAGAAAAAACGTTTAGAGTTGTTTAGAGCTATGGAAAACTTTTCATGTATTGCGAAAAAAGGTCATTGGGCGAAAAAATGGATCAAAGATGAATCGAGTTCTTTTGCCGTTCGTTTAGTTGCGTTTGCTTGTGTCGAGGGGATTTTTTTCAGTAGTGCCTTTGCGTCTATTTACTGGATTAAAAAACGGGGATTGTTACCCGGATTCACATTTTCAAACGAACTTATTTCGAGAGACGAAGCACTACATACCGAATTTGCGATTTTGCTTTACAGTAAATTACAACATAAACTGGAAAAAGAAAAGATTCACGAAATGATTGAACAAGCAGTTTCTATTGAAAAAGAATTCATTTCCGAATCCTTACCTTGCCGGTTAATTGGGATGAATGCAAAATTGATGCAGCAATATATTGAATTTGTTGCCGATAGACTTTCTCTCCAATTGGGTTATGATAAGATATACAATAGCTCGAATCCTTTTGATTTTATGGAACTTATTTCTATAGATCAAAAAGTTAATTTTTTCGAGCGAACAAACTCGGCCTATGCTTTGGCAAACAAAGAGGTTGGGAGTGACGTGTTTGATTTGAATGACGATTTTTAGAAAGAATCAATTCATTATATTAGAATATAATAGGAATACATCAAAATATTAATAATGGCTCAAAAAATAATCGCGTTCTTATCGAATAAACTAACTTTGCGGGGGACCGAGATTGCGATGTATGATTACGCAGAGTATAACGAAATTCTTTTGGGAAATAAAAGTATTATTATCACGCGAAATTATAACCCACCTAATAAAACATGAGTTTGACGCTAATTCTGATGCATATCTGAAATTTCAAAAAAGGTTCATGGTCGAATTCTACAAAACACAAAAAGATATTGATGAAATCGTTGAAAGACATAAAATAACGCATTTGTATATTATTAAAGCGGGTATCTGGGATGGTCTTGTATCCACGAAATGCGTCAATCTTTCACTGCGTGTTCAATACAAACCAGCGTCATGGAGAAATATACAGCGCAATTTCAGCGGACGTGAATAGGATTTGCAATACCGACTATCCAGTTGTACCCCATATGATCAGAAATTTCGACACAACAGAAGACCTGAGACAAGAACTGAATATACCACAAGACGCCATTGTTTTCGGAAGATATGGCGGAGTCGAATCGTTTAATATAGATTTTGTATATCGAGTTATTCAAAATATTTTGGAAACGCGTTCTGATGTTTTTTCATATTCATGAATACCGATCGATTTTATGACCATCCTCGGATAATGTATTTGAATGGCACAACGAACATGGAATATAAACGTAAATTCATCAACACTTCGGATGCTTGTTTACATGCACGATATGAAGGGGAATCCTTCGGGTTGACATGTGGTGAATTTGCAACAGCAGGCAAGCCAGTCATCACATACAGTGGTTCGAGAGAAAGGAATCATATCAACATTTTAGGCGACAAATGCGTACTTTATAATGATTACGAGTCACTACATAAAATACTGTCTGGATTTACAAAAAGTTCATATAATATGGATTCCAACCGGTATTTTGAGTACTCTCCTGAAAATATAATGAAAATTTTCAATCAGGTTTATTTGACTCCAAATTAAATGACGGGATTATTTTTTAATGGTTATATTATATATTTTGATGCAAACATATGATATATTAGAAGATGATAAATGCAGCCATTTTTTTGTAGAACTAGACTCTAGAGATATCGAATCAAATCAGATAAAAAGGAGCGCAGTCGTTCAAGATGACCAGAGTTCCGTGAATCTATCTGAAGTGTACAGTAACAATTCAAACGATAAATATATGAACAGGTTACAAACAGAATTGCAGGATTTCAAAAATAATCATATTATCAATTCGAACAAGTTCAGCGAAATCGACGTGGGTTCCGATAGCGGGTCTCTTTCTGATCTCGATGACCGTTCGAGTTGTTTGTCCGACAGAATCAAACCCAAATATAAAAAACTAACGTACGAAGAAGTCGAATATTCGTTAAATAAATACCAGACCAAAGAACAACAAATTATTAGCGAAGTTGAACTTTTGCTTACATTTCTACGTGGTCAGAAACATGTACATCGACAAGCACATCGGGTTACCATTACAAAATATAATTTGATCATGTTTCCGGCAATGTTTGCGACTGGTTGTATTACTGTCGTTTCACCCTTTATTCAGGAAATTTCGTGGAGTGGTTGGGCGCTTTCTATTTTAAACGCATTGTTGACCGTCATGATTGCCATGAATAATTTCATGAAATATCAGGCCGTTGCCGAAATTTTCATGAATATTGCGAACCAATATGATAATCTCATGGTCGCCGTAGAAATGTCTCGCAATCAATTTCTTTTTATTGATGGAGAAGCGGCCAGGAGAACTTTTATTCTGGACAAAATGAAGGAAACTGAAAACCGCATTATGGACATTAAACTGAATTTCAACAATGTCATTATGCCTCATGAGATTCAACTCCACAATCCCATTATATCTCATGTGAATATTTTTTCGTTTATTAGAAAAATAGACGACCATAAACGAAGTCTCATTCTCAAATACAAGGACATTAAAAATGAAATCAGTTATATCATGTACAAGTGGGAGAGAAAAGATGCCTACTCCTCTAATTGCATCCGAAAAGAAACAGAAGTAAAGCGCCTCGAAACACTTTTAGCAAAAAAAGACAAGTTGAAACTTCAACTCATTCATAACAATACCACGAATGTTTATACCTATGTTGATAATCTGTTTACGAGAGAAATCAAACGGTCAGAAGAATATTATACTTTCCACAGCGGAGGACTTTACGCAATATACCCTCCAAAACCATTTGTTCACTTGAAGTACGGAAATCCAGTGGTTGATAATTACTTGAATTTTATATTCTCGATTAATCCGAAACATCCGGAACCAGACGAACATAAATTTGGAATTAACAAGGATTTATTTTCCATGTCGCTTGAATAAAGTAATTGGGTATTTTATAGATGAATATACATCTTCAACCAGGAATTGAAGGATTCGTTTGCAATGCAGAACTGCCGTCGTCGTCCGCAAATATTCGTTTGCCTACATTACATTTATGGAAGCAGCCGCCTCTAAGAAAAGAAAAAAAAGTTATAGCATCTAACCCGACTGAGCCAACGTTTCCAGTTATTGTCCAAGTTTATGTTGGTGCTCTCTCGATTCTTGGTTTATATTTTATTTATCGATGTGCCAAGAGATGATTCATTTCCGATTGGATCAATTTTTGTATCATTCTACTTCATATAATGCAAAAATATTTAGCCGAATTTTTGGGAACTCTCTTTTTCGTATATGTAATCCTCGCTACAGGAAACCCTCTTGCTATCGGTGCGGCACTGGCTTTGGTCGTGCTCCTAGCTATGAATATTTCTGGTGGACATATGAATCCAGCCGTTTCTGTTGTAATGGCTTCTCTTGGGAAAATAAGCACTGCTGACCTGATGCCTTATATTATCGCACAAGTGTTGGGAGCACTGGTTGCCCTTGAGTTGTATAAGCGATTCAAACTTTAGTTAGGTCCCTTGTTTTTTGAACATGAACATATATCATGTTCAAAATTTATGACGGAGGAGGAAACCCTGCGTATATACTATTGTTTTTACCTATCGTAAAGGAAGGCGCGTTTTGAGTCGCATCCCAAAACATGGGAATGTTGTTGATTCGCCCCTTCCAGGCTCCTTTCATCAGTATGCGCAAATTATACAAAGAAGATGTTAATCCTGCACCACCTACTCCAGATGATTCTGTCTTTACACCCACAGCAAGTGTGGAATTGATGGTGTGTGCATGATAATGATACCCATAGTTTCCATGTTCGTGGCCGCCAAACTCATCAAGACCCGTATAATATCCATGCATGTCTGTAAAATTAGAGTCATATTGTCCATAAAGCGCAATCCCGTCGAATCCAAAACCGATCAATGGCGGATGTTTCCGGCTTATGTAATCTGAAGTGTTGTACAAATTCATGTTGTTTTGAGTAGCTCCTTGACCGTCTGCATGATAATGTAAGCCCATTCCTTTACCTATATGGATACCAGTATTGGTTATTTCGGCTTGAGCTTGTGCTGGACGTAATGTATTGTTGGCCACCGGATAGATGACGACACCATCAACCGCAACTCCTATTGCTGAAATACTGGCATAGTTATATGGAGTAACTACGTTCGTTAGTCCCGCTGAATCACTCGCATTCGCATCTGATAATAGTGTTTTCAACATGGTATTTTTATCTAAACTGGTGCAGCTTGTGACCTGTCCATAGTTAAGCATGGGGATCTTTATCAAATAATTTTGGAGCGTGGCATCTCTTGTAACATCGTCAGAAGCATAATTAGTTCCATCAGAAGGTGGCCTACATACATCTACTAGGCGATTTGGTTTATCTGATATCGAGTAGCTGGCCATGACCATAAATGGATGATGTACTCCATTTAACACTTCATTCGTGAAATATACATACGGAACCGTGTTTTGTCCGATGGTTCCATCTGCAATGGAATTACATCCCAATGTTGTCTTTAACGCAGCAGTTCTAAATGCTTTATATACGGCCTTATCATACCGTAATGAATTGTTTTCTTCGTTTACTGTACTAAAAATGGTATCCAACATAATACTCGCGGCAAGATCCGTATTCACACTCCAACCAGAAACATCCACTTGACCTGAATATGTCGATGACACTTTTCTTTTTACATCACGGTCCATAAACGCTATTGTATTTTTTGCAGTCGGACCAACGTATTTCGAAATGGAAACCCGTTTGTTTGGTTGATAAGGTATTCTATAAGGATTGAATTCTGACGGCATATCGGCTTGAATGGGTGATTTATATAATGTGAATATAGCTGCGTTATTAATCGACAGAGTCAACACGAAACGCTTATCTGTAGAGTTATAACAAACATAGTACCCTGTCGCATTGAATTGGGTATCGTTTGAATGATTATATGATGCGTCGGAAATTCGTTGTCTGCCTTTCGCAATTAACTTATTGTTTAAAAATTCAAACTGTACATATCCACATGATGTATTTGCAGCTTGGCCCCAGTTATTTGACCATTGCAATTTAGAAGTTGCTGAACTGCAATCCAATGAATAAATGTTATCCAAGTCGGAATCTATTCTATACGACAGATTGTTATTGGAAGGGTCGCGCACTGCTTCCAATACTTTGGGTAAAATATCCGAATATTTGTCTAGTTCAGACGTGAGAACCAGATTGAAACTGGCATCAATCGACAAATAAGCAGTACCATATTTAATCATGTACCGGTTAAGAGTGGTGAATGATGTTGCCTCGATAGATGGCAGGGAAGATGTATAGGCGGATTTCAAAATAGAATTGAAAGGTTGCGGGGTATAATAATCTTCCGTTTGGTCTATAACTTGGTTTGTCCTACTTGAGCGGACTGTATTTGATACAACATATCCGCCTCTTCGTGCGCGAGAAATAGCTTGAGACACATCGTTTCTATTTGTATGAGATGTAAATGTCATGACACCATTGTCGACATTTTTCGAAACAAGCCCGACTTCTTTATCATTTCGTTCATCGGAGATCAAAGACGATGCTCGGTTTGAACTATTTCCATACCATTTCTTTTTTGTTGTTTCCTGTGTTGTTGTCGTTAATGGACTTTTCATGTGGCGATGTCTGAATAAACTGAATGTGTTTGTCCCATCTGACATGTTATCTTTCAAGGGCATTGCACCACTCGTGCTTAATTCATTGTTATTCATCCGTTTTATATATAGAAGCAAGACATATAAATACAACCTTTTATAACAAGATATAATGTCTAAAGTTCCTTGCCTTTATTTATACGCGAAGAGTGCTAACCAAGCCTTGGTAGAAACATATAAACGTGCTATTCAGAAACATAATCTACAAATACACAATGATCCGTTTCCGAATGCTGGATTCGACTTATTTACCCCTTCGACTCAGATTATTTCATATAATGAAATTTTCAACCACGGATCATTGGTTGATTTAGAAGTGAAATGCGAAATGAAGGATGAGGAAGGGCTTTCTCTTGCATATAAACTTTATCCTCGGTCGTCCCTTTCGAATACTTCTCTCATGATGTCGAATTCAGTGGGAATAATCGATAGTGGATATAGAGGATTCATCAAAGCGTCTTTTCGTAATCTTAGTCCTAATGATTACACTATCGAGGAGAACAGTCGATTAGTACAAATTTGTCACCCGTCTTTGAAACCTTTTGTAGTGAAACTTTTAGAACACGAAGATGAACTTAGTACAACCGCTAGAGGTGTTGGAGGGTTTGGATCGACTGGTAAATAAATAGATTATATTTTCAAATGGCTTCTTCTTAATTGAGTAGACGCCATTTGTTCTTTTATGGCCTAGGGTTGTACCCCATTGAGAACCATCATGTCAACTTCGAATTTAATTTCCTTCATGAGCTCTTTATCTTCTGTCTCAAATTTCGATTGGAACCCCTTGAAATGTTGTTGCTTTGACTCGGAGATTTTATCCTTGTTTTCTTTGTATTTTTCATCCAGCAAATTATAACTGTTCAAAACCATTGTATCTATCGCGTCTTTACGGTCCACCGTTTTCCATTTCTGGTTGTTTCCCATGACGGAGGCATACGGTAGTTTCTTGTTGGTTATTTTTATGTTATGGTTCTCGGGATGTTTCGGGTCAAAATGGATCTTCTCCAACAAAGATGGAATGGATCGATAAACGCGACCAATACACGCCAAAATTGCCTTGTCGTCGATATAGTCGGTGGTTTCGTTACCGAATGCGTTAATATTAATGGTGATATTGTTATTATTCGTTTGGTTATCTATCTTGTTATTATTATTGTTATTTGTGGTTGTCTGCACCAAAGGGGTTGCGTGTTTTTCAAGAAGCATGGCGATCTGGGCTTTCATTTCCTCCCTTTCTTTGACAATCTGGGCTTTCATTTCCTCGTGTTCTTTTTCATATAAAATAAGTTTCTCTCGCATCAAGGATACACTTTCAAGAACAGAACTTTGGGATTCATTTGGACACTCTAGTTTGTGACTATATAAACTTTGTCTGTATAAATAGCTTTTACCACATGGACAAGCATATACTCTTATATTTTCGTCTTGTCGTTTTATATGAGAGTTCGTCAGAAGATGTCGATCATACGACTGTTTTACTTTGAATGTTTTATTGCATGATTGGCATTGGTATGACATTTACTATATGAATATATACTTTACGTTCAAGTATATTCAAGAACGCTAAATGTAAATATTTTGTATATAATTTGTAAATATTCTGTATGAAAATGTAAATATTCTGTATGAAAATGTAAATATTCTGTATAAAATTGTAAACTTTTTGCTTAAGCAAAATATTTACACAATTTTTCCTTGTAAATATTTTGTATGAAAATGTAAATATTTCGACGCTAGTGCCAAATTTTTTTTTGCATTTTTCACTATTTTTTGCCTGACATCGAGCTGAGGTTATGCTTAGCAAAATATTGCAATTGTAAACATTTTGCTAAAAAAATCGGTTAAAAAAGGAGGGGGGGGGGGAGAATTTTAAATGTATTATTACAAAAATTTTCATTTTAAAAAACTATGGATCGATTTAGCTAGTGAAATCCAGAATTCTTTCCTTTTCGGGAATCTGTTAAGAATCGGTTCATGTAGTGAAAAGTTGAAATAAAAACGTTCATTTTTTGATCATGTAGTGTAAAAGATCCTTTACTAATTTAGCCTCTTTGTAAATATAATAAAACGAGAATATATATTTTAATGGAGCCACGATACCATCCGAGAGAACAAGGAAAGCGTCTAGAAAGCATCGAATATAAAAAGACACAGAAGAAGAAGAAAGTTTTCCCGATGCCAAGCACTCCGTACAATGAAAAATCAAGGTCAAGATCAAACTCTAGATCAAGAAAGGGATACAGGAAGAAAGAGAACTTTCCTGCACCTAGCCCACCCCATAACGAACCAACGCCATCAAGATCAAAATCAAGAAAGAAAAGAGAAAAATTACATAAGATGAGAAACGCTCATGGAGAGAATGAAATACATCGCTATAATTTTTGGAAGTAGTATAAAATAAAGTTCTCTCGAGTTTTATTTTATTAGGTGAAGCGGAATAATCTCGCCAGTTTTCTACGGTTTACTTTTTGGGGGTGTTTATTTCTCGTTGACCGTTTATTTTTGAAATGTTTTAATTTTTTTGATTTTTTTCGCTTTGGTGAATAATATTCATCGTCAGGTTCGGGCATTAGCCTATATTGGTTCATAATTTCATCTGGAACAGGCTGAAGTTTATCCAATTCGTCTTTCTGTCTTTTAAGGTCTTCTTCTGTTGGATCTATTAATTTATTTTGTCTTTCAAACGCCTCTATTTTAGTAAACAACATCGCTTTCAACACTATGTTGCTTCTTTGGCCAGGTTTACTTATTTTTTTCCACAGGTCTGAATCGATTGGGAATTTAAACACTTCAAGGCCAACACCTTCTTTCATCAAACCCATTAATTTTTCTTCTGTAATTTTCGTATCCGAACCAGCTTCGTTGGTTATGAATGTTTTCCCGCTTTTATCAAAAGAGACTTCCGAGTCTTGGTTCTGTTTCTTGATGAAATTTGTTAAAAAAGATTTTACTATATCACTCGGATCAATATCAACTACACCCTGACTATAAGAACCGGAAAGCATATTGAGCGTAAAATGGCGTCCTTTTATACTTTCCGTTATTTTGGCTTCGCCTCCATAATATACTTGTAGTTCCTTTATTTCACGTTTATCGAATGTATCTCTACAAACATCTTCTAGAATATCGTTATGTTTGCTTCGAATCTCGTTCGCAATAATTGTGCGCTTGAAAAAAATAACGAATTTATTTTCCAGAGAACATAAAATCCATGTATAGATACCGGGTCTGCTACCAAATATATCATCTACATCTCCACAATCAAGCAAAGGATTCATTTTGTTGAGAATTTTCCGTGTTTCAGATTTTCCTCCTGAAGCTCCGTCAGCATAATTAATCAGATAGCCATACTGACCAATTTCAATCTTGCTAAATACCAAAGCTTTATCAGAATCCATTTCACACTCATGTTCTACTCCTTCAGCACCGGGGTTTTCCATTATATATAATAAACCCTAGATTATAATTTGCTATGCGATATTGGTAATATGTATATGCAAAATTACATCGGAACGCCTTGAAATATCAAAAATGGCGTCTTTTTGAATTTTTGAAATGCCTTCATTCTCCCATACCCATTTTTGATGGGTTTGCATCTTGAGTTGACTTGGGTAAAATACAAAGTTCTTTTTCCCGAAAAAGATGTTTTTTCCAGTTTCGGCGACGACGTCTTCCCACAAATCAGAAACAGTAAATTCACAAAGCTGATGTAGATTATTATTTTCATCTAGCCAGAAATTCGCAGATGGCATTCTCGGATTCATTTTTACCGCAAATTCCTCGCCATCAATATCATAAACAAGTTCGTGATGCCAAAGAGGTATAATTAACTTGGTCCCATTTTTCGTATACTTGTAAACGTTGTTTTCCCACAAATCATTCAAGGTAGGTTTCAAGACTAATTTATCAGTCTCTTCTTCGTCGGAATTAGCCCGGTCCATTTTTTTCCGGTTTTCAATGAATTGTTTTTCTGAAATCTCTGGCGGAATTTCGTCCAATGAATACGATGTATTAAAATCTGAATACGGATCCACTTTCTGTCGGCGATGTTTGAGCTTATTCTGTTCAAGGAAATAGATGCGTTTTTTTTCCATGGTTTCGTAAAATTCGTGAGACAAGTGAAATACGTGTCTATACTTTGTAAGTATTTTATAAATCACTTTGAATTTTGGTTCTTCCGCGGCATGAATCACCTGAATCGCTTGTTTCTCACAAACACTGAGAATTTTAAAGAATGTATCTTCTAAATATTTAGAGGTCGCTGCGTCATCCAGTGTACCGAAAAAACATTGAAACAACGAATAATATGACGGTTTCTCTTCAACTTCCACGCCTCCTTTATTTAAAGATGCTCCTAAATACTGGTATGCCTCACAAATGTCCTGAAAAATGGCAGTCGTATCGTCTTTCGATTTATCTGGATGATACTTGAGAGCAAGTTTGGTATATTGGCGTTTCAATATTTTAGGGTTTGCGGAGATCATGGGGATTTCTCCCTGATCAATTTCCAAAATTTCACACGCTTCTAGAAAGTTCATATAATTATTAATAGAATGAACTTTTTATGTGTTTTCAAAACAGTGTATTTTACATATAATGAAAACGATTATACTCTCGATGTGGTAGATGCTGCGATAGTTGTTGTTGAAATATTTAAGGAAAGTGAATGTCTGCTTTATGGTTTGAGAGAGCAATTGTTCGTTTTTGAATGCATTGTTTTCAATGAAATAAAACAGAATGTAGCAAATCGATTCTGCGACGTCTATATTGTACACCAGCAGATCATATAAATTATTGCGCAAAACGGCGAGTTGGAGTTTTTGGGGATTCAGCATTTCTTTGATAATGTTGTTATTGATGATATTGAAAACGTCGGTTGGTAACTGGTCGGTGAGTTTAAGATGTTTGCATTGATATATTTCTTTCGCATTTATAATCGTGGATGTGTCTAGATCTTTCATGCAATTATTGACAGTTTGGCCGTTTACTTTCGATTTATACATTTCCAGGTAATATTTATTTTCAGGTCGCTTCACTCGAATACACATACACGAATTAAAAATATTATTGCTAATAAAACCTGTGTGCTCAGTAATCAGTATGAACTTTAATTTTATGTTTTGGAGTGGATGTTTCATGTAACTGTAGAAAACATCGAGCAATTCGTTGTAAACACAATGGAAATTTTTACATACGATGATTCCCGCCTTGTCGCTTTTCAAAGAAACAATATCCACGACTTGGAAAAAAATGTCGTACCAAAGAGCTTTTGAATTACAGCCCAAAAGAGACATGTCGACTTCGTAATGAATGTCGCTGATTCTGATCAAATAGTCGGTTGTCTTTGTCATGGCAAGAGGTTTGTGAGTGTCTTTTGATTTCCGCTTTGGTTCGGTTTTTGTTTTTTTCTTTTCTTGCTTTTCATTGGTAATCCCCATTTTCTTGTCATACTTTAATTTACTGGGACTGTATTTCTGGATAATTTTCAAGGCTTGAGAATATTTACCGACACCAGATGGACCATACAAGATGATATTGCAAAAGTCGTTTATTGACTTCGGTAATGAATCAATCACCGATTCGAGCTCGGGATGTATGTTGTATTGATTTACCGATTGAATGTATTCATCAAAATTGGATTCGTAATATTTCATCGATAATATAATGACTATGAAATATTCTGTCTATGTTTATTTATTCTGATGTATGATATTTGAAACGTTTATAATTTTTGAACGAAAAAGAAATGCTAAGAGAAGAAAATAAAACGATTGCGATAGGAGCCACTGTTTTTAAAAACAAGGATAGGCATGTTCCAGACGTATTCCAAAGATAACTCAACATGTTAAACCGTGTAGACAATGCAAAGAAACTCGCGCCAGCCATCGTGAACATGACTGCCAAAAATGTTTTCAGGTCTTTATCGTTTTCCGGAGAAAGAAACTTTTTCCCCATACCGATTCCAAACACGATTATTGTGGATATCATCATCACCAAACTAAACACTACATAAAAATATTTATTTGAAACACCTCCTAGTAACGAAGTTGCCGTCATGATAATCAGCGTGCATAAAAATCCAAAGAGCAAACAAATCAGAAAGAATATATATGTTTTCAAGGGCATGTTAAAACTGTCAGTTTCGTACAGTTTTTTCTTTTCTTTGTATTCAGCAGTTTCTTCAAAAACAAAAGGAAAATCCATTCCAGGGTTCGCCTCTGCATACTCGCTCCTATCTGACTCGAAGGAACCATAGTTTTGCATGTAAATCTGCTCCATGATGCTTTTGAATTCCGTCTTGAATCTTTCATAATCTTTTGCTTTTGCTTGTGGAACGGAAACGTCAAACCCATTTATATTTTTATACTTTTTTTCCATTAATTGAAAGGAGGTTTGTAAGTTCACAAAGGTTCCATTAATATCGACATGTGCTTCATCATTCGTTGTTTCAAAATTGTTGATGGTATCGTTTTTAAACAAAAATGTTTTAAAGTAATACCCTAATTGAGCAATCACTGTTTTAATTTCTCTTGGACTACTGACTGGATTCAATTTTAATTCTCCAGCGAACAATTCATCTGGAGAATAGTGCACATTGATTTGTGAATTAAGTAACCCCTTAAAGTTTGAACCGACGTCGCGTTTGAAATAAACAGAATCGTGCATTGGAAAAATTTTATTCTTTATTTTATTTCTTGGACCGTGTTTCTTTTCGGCAAAAAATGCGGGGAAAAGCACGACACAACAAACAACCGCCCATCCAACAAATCCATGTTCAAATTTGAACCAGTCTGGTAAAAGAACGTTGTCATTTGTGATTAAATTTCTCGTGAAATCGTTGCCAACAACTGGCGTCTTGTTTGCAAGATCCTTTAAAACTGTCTTAACATCATATGTAAGAAACTCCTTTCCCAGATATCCCAACATTCCTCCAATGATTATGATGAAAAAAATAATAGAAACAATCGCCACTTTTCGAATGTTATGGATTTGATTTTGAAAGGTCTTGCCAAATAACGCGCCAATATTTGCCACGGTATGTCCCTTTCTCTGGACGATTCTTACACTTTCGGAAGCATACCCATCTGGTCCCATTGTTTTAATATTTCGTCTCGCATATGTAAATCGAATAAAAAGTGAAAAAATAATGGTTATAAATGAAACGCAATACACAAGGGAGGATTTCGCAAGAGGACCAATCGGAATATTATCAATCACATCATGCCAAGATTCATCCATCGCAGTGAACATTTCCGAAATCAAATGTACAAACCATTTAATTCTGGAACCAATGGGAAACTTATCTTCCATTTGTGCTTCCTGTGATATCAAATTCGAGTCTGCATCTTTTTTATTAGGGTTGAATAAATTCAATTGCAAGTCAGAAGAGAAATGATTGATTACCATTGCCCACACGAAGACCGAGCCCATAATAAACAAAATACTTATATTTTTATCTCTAAATTCAACCGCCCAGTCTTTTGTATCTAAATCCTGTTTCCCTTCATTCTCATAGTCTCCTTTTTTTTCTTTGCCTTTACGAATATTTTCGTTTTTCAGTACAACAAATAAAAGAACGACAAATTGTAATATATAAGAAATGACGATTGCCGTAATTGAATAGAGTACAAAGTATCCTGAAAGCCCAAACTTGTTAGTTTTACGTCCGAGACTGAATAATTCACCCAAGTAGGTGAATGGAAACGTAGCATTCAGAAAAAATATGAGGATCCACGCGATATATTCCGAAGCACTGTTATTTATGATATACGGAAAGGACACACAATACATAACAATAGGAACAATAAAACTGCCTAATTTTAAATCAACATGGTTACCAAGGTCATCCAAAAATTTCACAAAATCATTTTTGGTAAAAGTTAACCCCGCCATTTATATATTATAATAGTTTTTCATTTGCCGTTAAAGCACAACGTTGTGATGCGTTTTTAACCAGTCTGCTATGATGGAAATGTCACAAGTCATATATCCTGCTCGGAACGTCTTTAATGGGAAAAAATGTGGTTTCTGCATCTCTTCTGTTTTATAATAAATATAAGGACCATATTTACCATTCTGAATATTAGCATCTGGTCCTAGTTGGCGTAGTATAGAACTTGTATTTACTGCATTCAAATATGCACAGATTTGAGCAAAGGAAATGTTTTCCAACGATTTATTTTTCGGGCAAATCGATTTCAGGTTTTTTATATTTGAACCCCACTGCACAAAGGGTCCGTATTTCCCTTTTTTCAAAAATAAAGGCTCGTTCTCGTAAATTCCGAGTGATTCGTCCTTCAATTCAATCAGTTCATCTAAAGAATACAATTTATTTGCGAGTTTTTCGAAATCGATCTCAAGATTAGGTTTAATAGAACTTGTTTTGTTACTGTTTTCATACTTTATATACGCCCCATTTTTACCAAACACAACGTAACTGTTGTCGTCGATTTTATACGTTTGTTTCATTTTATCTTGTAAGGGTTTCATGCATTCTTTAATCTGCTTCTCACATTCGTAAATAACGTCAAACCCACTTTTTTCTTTTTCTATTTCGTCAAGAGCCTCCTCCATTCTCTTCGTGTAATCGTAGGCAAATAATGCGGCAAAATGTTCTAATAAAATGCAAATTACTTGTTTACCTAAATCATCTAGCAACAGCTTATTTTTCTCTCCACCAAACGTTTTCGACACAGAAGTGGTGCTCAGAGTTTGAAACTTGTCTAGAGAATATTCTTTACATATATGCGAATCTCCTTCAATGTCCATTTTTGTCACGTATTTCCGAGTTTGGATCGTTTCAATCAACGTGGAAAATGTTGATGGTCGTCCAATACCCAAATCCTCCATTTTCTGTATAAGACCCGCTTCGGTGAAATGCACTTTATTATTCGTATTTACAACCGCACAATCTATTTTATGGTACTGAATCTGTTTATTTGCAAGATTTTTAATGTACCCACACAAGTCATTTTTTTGTTGTTGATCTTCTGCAAACTCTTTCTCTGTTATTTTTAATCTCTTCCATCCTAGAAATATTCCCATTTCAATATCGTATTCGTATGTATTTTGTAAAGGGGCTGAAATATTGATTACTGTACTCGAAAAATTGAATGGAGACATGCAACTTTCAAACGTCCGAACAAAAATGAGCTTGTAAATCGCCTTTTTTTTCACGTCTCCTTCCACTTGTGTTGTACTTATGTCTGTGACTCGAATCGCTTCGTGTGGATCACTGTTGTTTTTATTTTCAAGCAAATCCTGATTTCCAAAGTATAAAGGACCATATGCTTTCGAGAGAAAATCTCCTATTTTTTGTAAAAAAGGCTTGGCATATTTTGTACTGTCTGTTCTCATATAGGTAATATGTCCTTCTTGATAAAGCTCTTGGCAATAAGACATGGTTTGTTTAGGACTGCAGTTTATGGAACTGCTTGCACTTTGGAGTAGTGAACTTGTATTAAACGGTCGTGGCGCATTTCTCGATTTGGTAGTTGGTTTCTGTACAGATAATATATGCGCATGCGATTTTGATAATTCCAAGAAATGTAGACACATTGACTCAGTCTTTACGTTTTCACGTAATTTCATTTTCAATGTCGACGGGTGTGAGAAAAACGTTCCCGTCACTTCGTATTCAAGCTTGGCCATGGATGTATGTTGATTTTGCAAGCAATTATCGTACACTAGACGTAAAGCAGGCGTTTGGCACCGACCCGCCGATAGGAAATCCGTATAATCGTGTACAAGTAATTTTGTAAGGAAAGGCGAGATTTTAAATCCAATGATTCGGTCAAGTATTTGTCTAGTTTGTTGAGCTTTTACGATATTCATTCGTAAATGGATCGGATTTGCAACCGATTTACTTATGGCTTCCTTGGTCATTTCATGAAAAATGATTCTTTTGGTGGTATTTGTATTTAGGGAAAACACTTCGCAAATGTGCCATGCGATCGCTTCGCCTTCTCTGTCGTCATCCGTTGCGAGGAATATATTATCCGGCTCAAATTGATTGATGACTTTTCTCATAAAGTCAACATGCGTTCGTTTTTCTTCTTCAATCTCGAATGTTGCCGCATAATTTGATTTACTTGAACCAACTTTTTCGAGATATCGTATGTGACCTTTTGAGGAAATACACTTGTATTGGAACCCAAGGAATTTTTCAATTTTTTCGCATTTAGACGGAGATTCCACTATAATTAAATAAGGGGTATTTAACGTATTTACGTGAAAATCTACGGTTGGCGCTATGGTTACCTTTTTTTTATATTTCCGATACATTTGTATAATAATACAATTTCGGTTTATATGCGTTGTATCTTTTTTATAATCAGAGTATATATTTGACTATTTAATGAACCCAATCGAATGGACAGACAGCATTGAACATACGTTGGATATGGTTCGCCTTAACTGCGTTAACTTGAGCGAGTATCATCATGAAAAGTACGACCTTTATAAATCGAGGTCGAATTTGTATACTTTTCCAGTATTAATCATTAGTGCCGGTAATGCTTACGTCGCACTCGGAATACATAAATATTTGAAACAAGCTTATATTTCAGATATCAATTGTGGAGCTTCAGTATTGATTGTAATCATTATCATTATACAATTTTTACTAAACTACCAAAACCAGATGGAGGAACAACTTCTTAAATTTAAAGAGTATTATTTTTTAAGTGCTCAGATCTTCAACGTGCTTTCGATCGATCGAAGCGAGAGAAAAGTAGACGGAAAATTCTTTCTTAATGAGAAATTCGCAAAATACGAAGAATTGGTGAAAACGAGCGATATTATCCAATTGTTTAAAGACGACGCACGCAATCAGCCTGAAAATATGATTACGAAATATGTGATTGATACCAAAGATATGAACGAAAAGTCGAAGTACCTGTTTGATCACTGGAATATTTTATACCAACCAAAACTCTATGCTCTCAAGAAAAAGAATGCAAAAATTATCAAGAATTTGAGAGAACCGTTCTCAGAAAAGAAAACCGATCTATCAACCGCTCCTGCTGTCACCGAAGAATCCAAAGAAAAAGAATCAAAAGAAAAAAAACTAGACGCGGACGAGGAACAACAAATTTACGAAAACCCCTTTTATAATCCCTTCTCGTATGACATTTTTAAAAACGATTTCATGAAAGAAAGATTGGAAAACGACCAGAAACAATTAGACAGTCTGAAACGAGCAGCGATAGTTGAATTGCATCGTAAAAATGCAAAGCGCGTGCAGATGACGTTTCTTTAGCTGTCACGAAGATAGATAGATGATATTATGCAACATTACTATATTTACAAAGGAAACCCAAACCAATAACGGGATCAAATACCAAAATATTTTTTTAGAATACATCAATACGACGAGGCTTACTACAAATGATAATATCAACGAAATCAAATTCATAAAGTTGGCATAGTTTTCATCTATTGCATGAACTACTGGGTAAAAGAGAGAAAAACAAATAAAAAATACGATGGACATGGACCCATAGTTTGCTTTATTTTTTAATGAGTATAACTTGTAATGAACGTATCCCAATGTAGCAAAAAGAATGGTCCATATAAGCCCAATGATATAACCAGGCGGAAGATATTTTTGGCTACTTAAGCGTTTATTTAAGCGAAATGTATAAATGAGTGCATTCGTTGCTGTTGCAAGAAACACGGGGATAAGAACATGATACGCGAGCATTTCATATAATATTATATCATATAAAATATTATATATGAAAGAAACCATTGTCAAATTCGTTGAAGGACCATTTCCTAAAAAATACACTGCATTTATTAGAAATAAGGAGACGCGTAAAATAAGGAAACTTCATTTCGGGGATAGACGGTATCCGCAATACAAAGATAGAACGCCATTACAACTTTATAAACATAAAAATCACGGAACGCAAAAAAGGATGCGAAATTATTTTTCAAGACATTCAGGAACATCCAATCGTAAAGCCGCCATTGACAAGGAAATACAAAAAAACAGAGGACTTTATACGCCCAAAATTCTAAGTCACGTATACCTTTGGTGATTCTTTCTGTTTCGGTTAGACTTTTAGTTCCGCTAGATATTTATGGTTCTTGTTGATAAGTTCCTGGATCGTCTCTGCATCCAAATATTTCTCTCGTTTTAGTATTTCAGACGTTTCTTTTAGGAGCATTTTTGATTTTGTTAAGATGATTTCGGCAGAATTATATGCTTTGTGGATCAATTCGGTAATGTCGGAGTCTATCATCCCCTTGTATTTGTCACTTGTACTCGGATAAATCACATTTGTTCCCATTCCATAATACAAGACCATTTTTTCTGCCAACTTTAATGCCTCTTCGAAATCGTTTAGTGCACCAGTGGTAACCGACTTTCCGTAAAATATTTCTTCTGCGATTCTACCAGATAACAATATCATCAAGTGCTCAAAAAGAGACTCTCTCGTATAAATATTTGCAGTGGATGACTCAAATACAGTGTACCCTGGACTTTTCGGTGAAGACAAGTTAATGATAACCTTGGTCATTTTAGAATGGTGTCGAGAGAAAATACCAACGATAGCATGACCCATTTCGTGGATCGCAATGTGGTCGATGATATCCGAAGTAAAGTCGTGTTCATTAGGTTGCCATCCTACCATCATCTTATTCAAGACTAAATCAAAATCTTTTCCTGTAAATTCGGTTCTGTCATGTCTAAGAGCATTCAACATTGCTTCGTTCAATAAATTTTCGATTTGTGCACCAGTCATCCCTTCTAAAAATAATACCAACTCGTCTATTTTAATTGATTTTTCGTGAGGCTTTCCTTGAATATGAATATCAAGTATAGCTTTTCGTGTAGCACTATCTGGGAGTCCAATGAAAATTTTCTTGTCTATTCTTCCGGGTCTTGTTAGTGCAGGGTCTAGTAAATCGATTCTATTTGTCGCCGCAATTAGAAAAATTCCAGTATTGTTTTTGAATCCATCAAGTTCGACCAATAAAGAGTTTAATGTAGAATCTCTCTCGTTTGAAGAACTCTCTCCATCACCGGACCTCTTTCTTCCTACCGCATCTATTTCGTCAATGAATATTATACAGGGAATGTTTTGGTTCGCAAGTTTGAACAATTCCTTCATTCTTGATGAACCAATACCTACGTATTTTTCCTGAAAATCAGATCCTGAAACGGGTATAAAGGCACACCCGGATTCTCCAGCCAATGCTTTTGCAAACAAGGTTTTTCCTGTTCCAGGAGGACCTTCTAGAATTAACCCCTTTGGAATCCTTACATTGTATTTTTTATATTTTTCAAAGTTTTTCAATAGATCTATACATTGTAATAATTCACTTTTGACATTATGATATCCTCCCACGTCTCCAAATTTAAAGGTGTTATCTCTCACAACTTCGAAATTTTCCGATTTTGCAGGAGGTTCCTTTTTTCTTTTATGGTTATTATAGCTATTGCTAAAATCCGTGTCATCTACGAATACTTCATAAAAAAACAAAGGTTCATCTTGAACACTTTCATCGTGGTTCAAAATTGTATTGTATTGTAATGAAATATTTTGAGAATTCAAGCGTTTAAGTTGCTGTTCGAAATACAGTTTCGAAACTGGGTATTTATTTTTCAACTGACGTTCTTCTTGGATTTTCCGATTCAGATGTTCTTTGTACTTTTTTCCATACGGATTTGAAACTTTTTTGTAAAGAGATCGGCTTACTTGTGATTTGTCAATAAAAAATCCAGCATCAACGGTCAAGGCGAGACAAAAGAATACTACTCCAAAAATCATATTTATACATTATAAGAGAGTTTTCGTTTTATGTTGGTTTTCAAGCATCTTTGTAATGCATAAACTTGTATGATTCACTACAGGCACAATTATGTCGTATACGAGACCGATGTCGTTATTATCCAATATATCAACTTTCTGTATTAGCAGTGTCACTTAATGTAACTCGTCCCACCCAAGGCATTTCGTGCTTCAAAATATCATAAAATGTTTTGCCTCCGAATGTTAATACTGCAATTTTTTTCTGTAAATAGTGAATCGTGCGAACCTCCTCGCGATCAAATGAGTAACAGTCAAAATAGACGCGTTCATCTGCTTTAGGTGCGGCAGACGGATATTGATCTTCACAGTATCGAGCTATTGTGTCCAGAACATTCTGAATGCCTGTCATAACACGAAACACCAAGGCGTTGTATATGAAACTCTCGTCTCCCTTGGTCACTTCAAGTTTCAGCTGTTCGGCATCGTCAATCACATACTGCATTATATTCTTGATTACAGCGCATCGTCTAATCGCTTTTTCAGGAGATGTATCTATGTCACACTCCCGCACTAGTTTCTTGTAATTATGTTCACGCATAATAACAAACAGAAGAAATCATTAATATTGTTTCCAAAATCATTCATTTCCAAAAAAAATTGATTTGTTTTTCTGCATATTCAAATATTGATACAAAATAACATGACAACAACAACATTAACAGTAAAAGATCGCCAATATAGTAGTTTCACATTTACAAATGTTCAAGGTGAAGATGTCTTGATCCCAGACTTGAATCCGTTGGAGTGCAAAATGTTCAGCGGCGATGTACTTATCGAGAGAAAAGTCGTATCTTCTCCCGTGAGAGAGATGGTAAATATCCCGGGAATATTGATTCTCGAGAACAACCGAACATACGGAAGAACTGAAAATAAGAAAAGGCTGTTTTACAAATGCAAACCATTTTCAACGGCATATCCGGATTTCCTTATTCCATATTCCCTACAAATGGGGTTTCAGAAAAACTTTAAAAATAAATATGTCACGTTTCGGTTCGAAAGTTGGGACGACAAACATCCCATCGGAATGCTTATGAGTTCCATTGGAGATGTTCACGATTTGCCCGCATTTTACGAGTATTTATTGTTTTGCAAGAATTTGCATAATCCGATAACCCCGTTTATCAAGTTATGTAAAACGATTCTATCCGGACCAGAGCAAGTTTCCATGTATGAAAATATAATAAACAACCATCCAGAGCGATTTGGGCCGATTGAGAATTTACGCAATACCGACGCGTTTGTGTTTTCAATAGATCCTGCCGGTTGTACAGATAGAGACGACGCTCTAAGTATTCAGAAAGTAGGCGACGATGATTATCAGGTGAATGTTTATATTTCGAATGTATTTGTATGGCTGGAAGCTTTGGATTTGTGGGATTTTTTGGGAGCTAGAGTGGCCACCATCTATTTACCAGACTCGAAACGAAGCATGCTTCCGACCATAATATCCGATCAATGTAGTCTCGATGAAAACAACAACAAGTTTGCATTTGTCATGCGATTATATGTACGGAAAAACGACAATGGGTATGACATAGATGATTCGAAAACGACCATCAACCAATGCAGCGTATTTATCAATAAAAGTTTTGTGTATGAAGAAAATGCAATGCTGAAAAACAAACATTACAAGGAACTATTCAAGGTAAGTTCAGCACTGGATAAAACAGTGACGGATAGTCACGAAGTCGTCAGTTTCTGGATGACACAGACAAATACAAGAGTTGCAAAGAATCTCCGGACGAACAAGTGTGGAGTTTACAGAAAAGTAAAATGCGGATTAACTGCGCCCTCTACTATACCGCATTATGTTCCTGGAGTAAGAATTTGGGAACAGAAAGTAGTAGGTTCATATGTACCCTTCTCTGAAAATATGGACGTGTCGCACGACATGCTTCTCGTCCAAGAATATGTTCACTTTACGAGCCCGATTCGTCGCTTGGTTGATGTAATCAACCAAGCATTCTTGGTGAGCAGTAAAAGCAGCCGTGCACAGAATTTTATCGACAGATCCGATTTATCTGTACTGAATAAGCACATGAAAAATATACAAAAAGTACAGAGCGAGTGTATGATTTTAGATAGAGTTGTTAATGATCCCCAATTTGAAAATTGCGGGAGTGTTACAGCAATAGTCCTTGCACAATTGGATAATTTTAGATATACGGTATATGTTCCCGCATTGAGTTGGATCTCGACGGTGTATTCCGAAGTGGAGTGTGCTAAGCATACAGAACTGACTTGTCGTGTGTATATTTTTGAAGGAGAGGATAAATTGCGTCGAAAAATTCGTCTTGAAGTCGTGAAACGTTAAAAAACTGTTTTTTAAAAAATTAAAAATAATTAAGTTCCTTGTACGTGGGAAGGAGATTTGGATTCCCATGGTATTCGTGGTACATGTAGAATGTAAGGAGCCTTCTTACATTACACTCGTGACTTTTAACTTTTTTTAAACCATTGACAAACAAAAGTTCTTTAACTTTACGGGTGATACCAACAAAGTCGTTATCCTCTCGATATCTGCCTAGTGCATTGGTGACGAAATAAAGCGAAGCTCTTTGGTTGTGGTTAACTGGTTTTTGTGTCCTGGCCATTTGATGATTTTTATAAAAAAAATTCAGGGAAAATAAAAAAAATCAATTTTTTTATTGTCTTGAGCAAAATAATAGATGGATCTACGAGTTGAAGAATTAAATGAACGTATTTGGTCTCGGAATGTTCCAGACAAAGCTTTAGCTGCAAATTTTGATCCTCGACCAACGTCTACGAAATATTCTCATTTTGGGATTTTAGATCGTAGAGGAATCACTACGGTCCCCATGGTGGAAACCACGGCACATACGGTAGGAACGAATTTCAATCCAGGCACACATCGTGCACCACCAGGTTCCATCATCAGAGATGTCGATATTGAAACTACATTACGTAACCAATATGATGTGCTGCGTCACGGTGATAATTTTTCGGCGTATGTCCCCTCGTCAAACAGTGACTTGTTTATAGTAAATGTCGCCTCTTCTTCTACTGGAAACGGTCTAGTAAGTCATCCGGGTCTCTTCCGACAAGAAAGTCATTCTACTTTTCGTGCAGAGGCGTTTTCAGGAGACCTAACGTTTGGGAACAATACGCGAGTTCAACTGCGAAATATGTTATAATCTTATATTATAGGCGTGTCTACCCGAAAGATGTATTTAGAAGAAGGAGGACCGAGTTGGATATATATTTTAATTGTTTTGTCGATTGTGATTTTAATCTTAACAGGGCTTAAGAAATTTTGTTTAAGAAGAGCGAAAAAAAAAGAGGGGTTTACGCAAGACGAAGATTTTGTTTTGAAACAGAACGGAGAATCTTATGATACATTTTATGTACAACAGTACGATGATTTGATGAAAACGGAAGAAAGGCTTCAATTTGAGGTGGCCCATATTTTGAAAACCAATCCATCATTACGGGAATCTGTCTTTTTAGATATTGGATGCGGGACCTGTGGATTGTTGTCGGAATTACATAGTTACGGGTTTCGTACATTCGGATTAGATAAATCGACTGCAGTTGTCGAGTTTGCAGAGAAAAAGAATAAAGATTTAGAAGTAAAACTAGGCGACGGAAATGTATTGATGACCTATGACAAGGGTACATTTACTCACATTACATGTATGTATTTTACTGTTTACGAGTTTGAAAACAAGGCCTTGCTATTTCGCAATATATACCACTGGTTGCAGAGAGGAGGTTTTTTAATACTTCATTTGGTCGAAGGAGACAAGTTTGAAATGATTGCGCCTTGCGCGAAAGTGAGGAATGATTTAGTACATGAATTTTCGAAAGAACGGATTACGAAGAGTACCGTCACGATGCCTTCTTATGTCTATGGAACAAAGTATTCCCCCATTGTTTCGAGCAAAGATTATTTGTTTGAAGAAACATTTAAAAGCAACGATAAAACTCGCGTAAATTCTCGTCGGTTGTTTATGTCAAGTAAAGAGGAAATTACAACCGCGTTGAAAAAACTGGGGTTTGAGTTGTGGGATGAGACATCGTATGAATCTCAATGCGGCTCCAAGTTTTCAAATTTGTATACATTTTTGAAAATCTGATATTTTTATAAAAGAGTAAAGTCGAAATCATCGTGTATTGGTTCAACAGTCACTAAAGAGTTAAGAGTGATAGGAATGGGTAGTGTGTCAAAGTGAGAAGAAGAGTGAGAAGAAGAAGAGTGTATGATTTGTTGAAGGAGCGGG